GAGGGGCAGAGTGTGTCTGCGGAATCATTCAAGATCCTACTCCCCACTATCCGCAAGGCCGGCTCTGAGATTTGGATTACCTTCAATACGGACCTCGATGACGATCCCGCCTATGACATGGCCGTGGTTCACCCGCTGCCGGACATGTGGTCCAAAAAGGTGGGCTGGCAGGATAATCCATGGTTCCGCACGATGCCGGATCAGGTCAAGCTAAAGGACCACGCGTATGCAGTTGACCCGGAAGCCGCAGACAACGTGTGGGGCGGCAACCCTCGCAAGGCGTCTGACGCGGAGATTCTAAGGGGCAAGTGGTTCGTGGAGAGCTTCGAGCCGGACTCCACGTGGGGCACTCCGCTGCACGGGCTGGATTTCGGGTTCTCTCTCAACCCAACGGCAGCAGGGCGACAGTGGGTGCGAGACAACACGCTGTACGTCCACCAGGAGGCGGTCAAGATCGCTCTGGACATAGACGACACCGCTGAACACATCCTGCGCCACATACCCGACGTAGACGGATATGTAATCAGGGCGGACAGCGCTCGGCCGGAATCCATCTCCTACCTTCGCCGCGGCGGACCGCAGGGCATAAGCCCCCTGCCTAAGATCGTCCCGGTGGTGAAGTGGGACGGCAGCATTGAGGACGGGATTGCCCACCTCCGGGGCTATGATCGCATCGTCATCCATCCCAGGTGCGAGCGGGCGGTATTTGAAGCAAAGCATTGGGAGTACGTGAAAGACGCCAGAACCGGAGACGTACTCCCCAAGGTGCGGGATCTGCATAACGATTTTTGGGATCAGTGCAGGTACGCTCTACAGCCGCTTATCAGGCGGAGGCGCACCGCGCATGTGAGCACTCCATCATCGGGGAGTTTCGGACCGGGCCAGCAGCAGCGCAGGGGCTAAGCACGTTGCGCCTCGTCTTGCTCCCGCGTATAGTTCACACCTGAACCAATCGCAGCACCTCACCCGCCACCTCCCGGCGCATGGCCTTTCTCGGATCGTCGCTGAACACCGCCGTATCTGGCACGGGTGCGAACGGGTCGATACCACGCGACCCTGCCACGTGGGCGCTGCAGGATGCGCAGGCGGCGGTCCAGGCGTCGTACCCTACCCAATACGATCAGGTGGCGGCGCAGTCGGTCAAGGACTACGTTCAGGGCCTACACTATCAGGATGCACGTCCTTGGATGGGCGCAGGGTACGACACCGCCGGCAACCTAGCGGACACCAGTAAGACAATCATCGCTCGACAACTGGCCCCCGTACCAGAGATGTTCGCGTGCCTGGAGCGTCGCGTGGAAGGTGCGTGCGGCATTCAGGCTGCGATCTCAATCAAGCCCGCAGAGCCGGACGGGGAAGAGAACGAGCAAGGTGAGCGCGAACCGGGCAAGGAGCAGCGGGCGTACGCGAAGCAGTGGAGAGCGGACCTGTCTGCTTGGATCGACCGCTCCGGTGCGTGGGGAGGTAAGGACATCCGCAAGCCCACGGGCGTGCGTGGCATGGTCGCGCTCGCGAGTCAGAGCCAGAGCGGTAGCGCGTGCCTCAGGCTATTCTACAACCCCGCTGCACGCACGCAGACGGTCACGCGCCGGGACGGTTCCGTTGAGCAGCGCATCCCCAAGCAGGCAGACCGCCGCGCGGCCCTGAAGCACGTGCACATCGTCGCGCCCCCGCCGGAGCGCTGCGCGGTCTACATCGACCCCGACACGCACGAAAAGACGGGCGTGTTCCTCTTCTCCGAGAACCAGCAAGAGTGCGCTGAGGTCTGGTTTGCAAGGGGGGACAAGACGGTACTCCGGCGCATCGTCTCGGCATCTCCCGGAACGCCAGACAGCGATCCTGAGCAGGTTTTCCCGTGGGGCGGATGGATACCCATCCAACAGGCGGACATCGGGTGCTTGCTGACGGATGCGGTGCGACGGTTGCAAGGCGCGGTAGACTTCGGGGGAACTGCGCTTGTTCGCCTGCTTCAGTCGATGGCTTGGGGCCAGCGCACGGAGATCGACGCTGAGGACGATGGGTACTGGAGCACCACACCAGACGCGGAGATCGTCAATCAGCGCACCCGCCTTAACGCTTCCGAGGTACTTGAGTACTTCAAGCCCCTGCCGGCAGGGTTGGGACCTGAGATCGTCCGCAGGCTAGTAGGATACGAATACTCCACCGGAACCACCAAGGACGGTCCGACGTTCGGTCGCACGTCGCCCTCCGTGCACTACCACGAACCGTCAGACCCCGAAGGGCTCATCAAGGGGATAGACGCTTTCACGATGTTGATCCGGTACGCGTGCCACCAGGGCCACATCCGGAGCGGGCTGCTGGGTAGTTCTGCGGAGGCTAGCGGCGAGGCATACGAACAGGCGCGCGCAGCATTCGGAGCGGATATCAACGGTGTAGGGGAGTGCACGGACGGTGTGTTTGCCCCGACTCTCACCACGGCCACGATCATGGCCGATTGGCTGACTGGGGACGATGACCCGGCTGTTTTCGCGGACGAATGGACCGTGGAGAGCCAGTCGCATCCGAACGCTGGTTCGCCCTCTACCGAAACGCAGCGGAGCACTCTGGAGATGGTGGACGGTGAACTGCTGTCGCCTGACGAGGGCACCGCTAGGCTGAACGTGCAGGACGTGGGGGCTGAACGCGCACGGATCTCACAATCGCGCAGTTTGGACCGCGTGACGAAGTTGGTAGCCGCAGCCGCAAGCGCCGCTTCTGCAGGCTTGAACGTGCGCAAGGTGCTGCTAGAGGCAGGAGTAAGCGAGAAGGAAGCGGACGAATGGGTCCAGAGCGACGGACTGCCCAACGTGGAGCAGTGACGGGACAGGCAGCCACACGAACCGAGAGAGGACGCGTGCAAAAAGTGAGACTGGACCACTTCAAGCGCGGTCAGGCATGGCATCGTGCCCGTGGAGCTGCATGACCTGCGCCCAGCCATCTTGTCCGGGCGCATCCTGCATGACTTACTGTCCGGTGACTGCATGCGAATGCTAACTCAGAAAAGCGTGTCTGCCCCGGTGACGATGTACCTGACGTTGGACGTAGACCATTCGGTTATTCCCGGGCCTAACCCGTGGTTCTGGGTAACTGAGGAGGACGGTACAGGGTGGAAAGGGCAGGCCACGGACCTACCGGAGCCCATCGGGGACGGAAGGCTGCGCTACGTCGTCACGATGGAGCGTGTTTCGTGAGCACTGGTGGGCACGTGTTCCCGGGCGAGACACGGCTATGGCGGCATCTGCGAATCGAGTGGAACGACGTAGCGACGGAGATTCGCGCAGCCGCAGAGCCGCACGTGCTGGCCGCGCTGTTCGCTCTCCCGTCATGGGTCACTGAACTAAATCTGTTCTGGAGCGAGACAGGCGAGACGGAGTGCGGGGAGGCTGCGCTATCAGTGACGGTTCGAGACGAGTACCGGCTCCTTTCGGTGTTCATCCACCCCGGCTTTCTGGCGTTCGACGCTGAGGGCAGATATCGCACGATTATGCACGAGTTCAGTCACGCGCTCGTTCATCCCGTGGTCGCGTTCGCTGAATCGCTCATCGAGCAGTTGCCAGAGGCCGCGCAGGGAATAGCCAAGGAGCAACTGAGGCGCGCCAATGAGTCGGCCACGCAGGACGCCACCGAAGCGCTGCTGAGAGCCCACGGGTACGCTGGGGAGTCCTAGGTGTGACGCAACCGATAAGGGAGGAACTGATCCGGCACGGCGGAATCGCCCGTATCCACTCCAGACCAGTGCAGGGAGGATGGGTTAACACCGTCGTATGTCACGACTGGCACACACGCACCCTGCTACCGAGTGAGGAGCAGTCCATCCTTTCCAGAGGGCCTATCCCGTGGGGAATCCCAGCATGAAACCACTGCCAGACCTTACGAAAGCGGAGTTGGACGCGCTGTCTACAGTCACTCCAGCAGAGCGCGAGGACGCGGCAAGGATGTGGCAGCAAGATGCCCCACCTCGCGGCAGGGCGCTGCTGGAGGCTCCGGAGTTTGAGGGAGAGGACGGCGGCTAGTCGGCCGCGAAGCGCAGTTGCAGGACGGAGGCTATCCACCTCCCGGGAATGGTGCGTTCGGCCGACCACTCCACGTCGAATCGGGCACCGCAGTCGTCACACTGCACAGCGTCGTTGAACGAGGAGGACAGTTCTTTCGAGTCCAGCGCTCCGCCAACGACGATCTTGCCGACGCAGGCTGGACAGGAAAATACGGCCCCAACTTCTATGGTTTCGTATCTGACTGGAGGATTGTTCATAGTCATCATCTCCCCGGCTCAGAATGGGTTTAGTAGCGCAGCTGACGGTCTGCCGGCTGCTGCCCTACCATCCAGCATGCTAGGACTATCCTCGCTTCCAGTACCGCATCGCAAGCCACGTCCCGACCTTGGATGGGCACGGCGAACAGGATGGAGAGCGCCTTGGCTATCGCCGCCTCTGCCGTTTGCAGGGTCTTGTCCACGGGTTCCATTACGACCTCTTGAGAAGCACGAGGACAAAGGTCGTGCCCGCTAGGGCGATGAACATAGCCGACTGAGCGAAACGGAGGGTCTGTGTTCTCACCTCTCGTTCGAGATAGCCACAAAGCGCAACGACCAAACCCGTCACCAAAAACGCGCTCGCTGCGACCGTCAGAACGACGATGCTAACCATCAGCCCACCTCGCGCATCTGGTTGATCCCTGACTCCGCCCGTGCGTCGGACAGAGAGATGTAGCCACGACCGTTGACGAGGTATCCGCCGTCCATGGCTCGGGCATCCTCTCCCTTGGCTGCGAAGGCGGAGACGATCATCTCTCGCTCTGTGACGGTGCGGAACTGCGTGGTTGTGCGCATGGCTCAGCACTCCGCGCCGAAGCGCTCGCTGTCGCTTATCTCGCACCAGACGCCGTACGCCTCATCGTCGGAGATGCGGGGACGGCGGGCAGTGGCGAGTTGTGCGGCCTCGCGCAGACCGGCGAGAACCATGTGACGGGGCACGGGCCGCCCGTCGTCCAGCGTGGCAACCGGCACCTTGCGAAGTGCTTCGGCGTTCACCGTCCCTGCGTGCCACGCCACCCAACCCTTTGGTAGGCCGTGCTTGGTGAGCGCCTCAAACTCCTCGTTGTCCATACCGCCCTGCTCAAAGCGGCAGATCACTCCGTCGATCCGCATGCCCAAGTGGTGCTCGATCAGTCCGCGCATGGCTGGTGCTCCGTCGTCAGGGTTGCGCTCCGTCTCTCTGCATGGTAAGATACACCGACGCAGAGTGCGTGTCAAGGGCTGCTTACCAAGGAGGATCCAGGGATGACCTTCAACGAGGCGATGGAGATCCTTTCTGGCCCGCCGATGGTGCGGGAGGTGGCTGCGCTTGCTGGTCTGCATCCCGATACCGTAAGCCGTGGCAGAATGTCAGGTGCCAACAGCCGGGCGGCGCCGAAGGAATGGAGAGCCATTGTCCGCCGCCTCGCATCTGAGCGTGCTGCTGCTCTCTCTGCTCTAGCCTCAGAACTGGCGGACGCATGACGTGGCTTGGCTTGTTGCCGCCCGGCCTTGTGCACAATTTGGACGCCATCGTGCACGCCAGCGACCCGAGTGCGGTTGCATTGGAGTGCGCTCGGTTAGATCCGGATCACCTCCAACTGTACGCGCTTTTGGCGAGTGCGACACTGGATCACCGGTCCAAATCCGATGCGTTGTCCGCCGTGGAGCGGATTCGTCGTGCGCGCAGGGCGCTGGACAAGCTGAAGCCAGATGGCTAGCCCTCCACGCGCGTTCACCTTCGACCGTCGCCTAGGCCGCTACCGCGACGCTGCCACGGGACGGCTCATCCCTGCGGCGCAGGTCCGTGCCTACCTGGACGAAGCGCTTGTATCCGCCGGCAAACGGATGGACTCGCTCGCGAACCAGCTCCGCGCTGGACAGATTGACCTCATCTCGTGGGAAGTGAGGATGCGCCGCGAGGTCAAGATCGTCGCCACGTACAGCGGGGCCGCGGCGAAAGGTGGCTGGGCGCAAATGACCGAAGCGGATTACGGACGAGTCGGGCGGTACGGTCAGGATCAGTACCGGTTCCTGCGCGGCTTCATGCGAGACATAGAGACGGGCAAGCAACCGTTGAACGGGCTGGTCAATGCTCGCGCTCAGATGTACGCGCAAGCTGGCAGGCCCTTGTATCACCGGATGGAGATCGCAGAGCAGCGGGTGCGAGGGATGCGGCTCCGCAAGTCAGTGCGCCACGCACGCGACTCCTGCGCAGGGTGCATCGCTGCTGAGGCCGCAGGGTGGATAGACATCGACTCAACAGCAGTGCCAGAGATCGGGGCGCGCGAATGCCGTACCCGGTGCAAGTGTTCGTGGCTCTATAAGGCAGCGGAGATATGATACCCAAGTCGTCCACTACCCCGCAGGAAATCCGGCAGGCTATTCTAGACTCACCGTGTTCGTGGTGCGGGCGCAGGATAGGAGATCACGACGTGTTCCGCCTGCCGCCCACGGCTCACCCGATGCGCGACTTGGGCGCCGCAATCCTGGACACGCCGCTAGGCCGCGCCTTTGACCGTCTGGCGGTGTGGACGCTTGACGGCCTCACAAATGCAGTGGACGCTTTCACAAGGTGGCTACAGAGATGAAAGGAAACGAAGTGATTCGCAAACTGAGGTTGGACGTTGAAGCGATGGAGGTGGAATCGTTCGTCATGGGACCGGCCGGCGGAGACGGTACGGTCAAGGCTTACACGGGGGACGCCTGTATTGAGGACGCGCCGTCAATCGCGACCTGCTACGGCATGGGATCGTGCCCCAAGTCGGCGTGCGGCCAGACATGCGGCGTCACGATGGTCAATACCTGTCTATCGTGCACGTGCTGGGCTACGGGGTGTCCGCAGTGCTGAGCGGTGCGCCGTAAGTCCTGCCGCTCTTGACGCTGGGACGGCTGGCGCGTATAGTGCACGTATGAACGAAAGTGGCCTGCGAACCAGCGTATCTGAGGGAGAGATCCCCACGCTGCGACACGGAACGCGCTAGGGAGCGCAGGGCGGTTCGATTCCGCCGCAGGATGACGGCAAAGTTTCAGCGGCAGTGCTCGGAACCGGGACACAGCATCCGCAAAGCAGTGAGCGGATGGAGCCAACCGCAAGGCGCTCTTGAGGGTTCGAATCCCTCCCCGCTGAATGACTAGATCCTAGGGTCTGCAGCCCGAACGGCGCTCTCCGGGCGCTTGGATCTAGGTAGGAGACACCGGAGACGGCTTACACGGATACGGCCCCACCTTCGCCACTGCGCGAGGGGCGGGGCCGTTGTCGCGTTCAGGGCCGGTTCCAAGTGTGTCGAACTGCGGTATCCACGGCGAGCGGCACGGACCGCTCCCAACCCTCCTCACGTGATGCGCACGGTCGCATCCCGCTTCCGCACGGACGGAACTACATGGCTCGTGAACTGTCGCCCGCAGAAGAGGTGGCCTATTCGCGCTACCTGGGATTCGGCACTCCAGATGAGGTCGCCAAGATCCTCGCGGAGAACGCCAGCCTGAAGAGCGAGAACGCAGACCGCCGCCAGAAGCTTAAGGACGCCGAGGCGGAACTGGCGAAGGCGAAGCCTCCTGAGGGTGCGGTGTTGCTGGCGGGCGACGACGCGAAGAAGCACGCCGCGTTCGTGGCGCTGGGGATGGAGCCGGACGCGCTGTGCAAGCTCAAAGAGGAGCGCGACACGCTGGCGGCGAAGGATGCCACGCGCACCCGGCAGGACGCGTTCGCGAGCGCTGTAAGGGCTCTCAAGTGGCCGGAAGATACCGTGGCTACCCTTCTCGACATGAACAGCCTGAACGGCGCGACTGTCGAGATGAAGACGGAGAAGGTCACGGGGAAGGACGGCAAGCAGGTAGATGAACAAGTGCCCTACGTGACGCTCGCGGGCGAGGGACAGAAGCAGCAGAAGTTCGCTGAGTTCGCCGCCGCAGCACCGCAGTTGAAGGGCATTCGCACCGAGTCTGGCGGGACTGCGTTCGGCGGAGACGGGCGGAGCGCACCGGAGCAGCGTGGGCACCCGGGCGGCGCCACGGTCAAGACGGATGAGGATTTCCGGAAGGCTACGGCAGGAACGGCGAGTTACGATACCTTCTGACCAGGACACCAAATGGCTGCACTTACGAAGGTGGCGGCGGCTTCGGTAGACGCCTCGACCGCCATGTTTGCAGAGCAGATCTCCGGGCTCGTCGCGGGCGAGACTATCGCAGCTTGCGCGGCGTGCTACATCAAGGCCGCTGACGGCAAAGTCTACAACAGCAACGGCACCGCGAACGACGCCGTAGCCAAGGTGGACGGTTTCAGCGCGCAGGCCGCGAAGGCTGGGCAAGGAATCACGCTCTACGGGCGGGGTACGCGCATGCTGTACGGTAGCGGCCTCACAATCTCCGCCCTGTACTATCTGGGCACCGCTAACGGCGCTCTCGACACCGCCGCCACTACGGGCGGGCTCGTGGCAATCGCGAAGGCGATCACGGCCACTGACATCCGTATCGTCAACATCGTCCCCTAAGAGGATACCGCAATGGCTACCGGAACCTACACGATTGCGGATCTTTCCTCGAATGTTTTCGCGACCACCACGGTTGCGGAGATGGGGATTGATGCGCTGAACGAGGCGATTCAAGCGGACCTGTCGATGCACAACGCGCGGGTCAACGAAGTGATTGGCGACCTCGCGCAACCTACCGTGGAACGCTCCACGATCTATGGGACCAACGCCGACAGCGACATGGTCCCGGTGGACGAGTTCGGCCGTGGTCCCACGCAGAAGATCACGCGCGGGAGCAAGGTTGAGTTCCCGCTGGATAAGTTCCAGTTCGCGGTGGGCTGGACTGCGGATTACCTGCGCCGCGCGACCGTACAGGACTTCGCGCTCCGCCAGATCTCCGCACGGCAGGCGCATCTTCGTCGCCTCGCGCTGGACGTGAAGAACGCGCTGTTCGGGGCGACCAACTTCACCTACACGGATCGCTTCGTGGACGGCAACGACCTCGCCGTCAAGCGGCTGGTTAACGCAGACTCCGGCACCATTCCCAACGGCCCTAACGGGGAGACGTTCAACGGCGCAACGCACACGCACTACGACGCGATTGACTGGGCGAGCGCGAACGCAGCCGCACGCATCGTGTTCATTCAGGGCCTCTTCTCCGACCTCGTGGAGCACGGCCACGGCGCCGACGTGCGGCTGTACGTGAACAAGGCGCAGGAGACGGACATCCGCGCCCTCACCCCCAACTTCACGGCTCTGCCGCCGCCGAACGCCATCCAGGCGACCACGAACACCGTGGCTGTGGGTACGCTGGACATCGCACGCGCGGACAACCGGCTGATCGGGTACTTCGACGGGTTCCCGGTCTACACGAAGCCCTGGATTCCGGCGAACTACTTCCTCACCTTCGCCGCTGGCGACCCGAACAAGCCGCTGCGCTTCCGCCGCTCGGCCATCGCTGCTGAGCAGGGGCTGTTCATCGCTGGGCAGATCATCACGCACCCGCTACAGGCGCAGTACATGGAGACCTTCCACGGCTTCGGCGCCTACACCCGCACGAACGGCGTGGTTGGCTACCTCGGGGCCGGCACGTACGCGGTTCCCACCTTCTAACGCGGAGCGGTAAGGACGATGGCTGAAACGGTAGAGGGCGGCCTGTACAAGGTTGGCGACGAGTGGCAGGACGCCAACGGTAACAAGGTGGACGCACCCAAGGGCAAGGCGGTGGAGCCGGAAGAGGACGGCGAAGCGGAGCCCGTCCGCCGTGGGTCCGGCCGTCCGCGCGGGGCGTAGCCGGTGGCAGTCACCTCCGCAGACCTGACACTACCGCCGGCCGGAACGGGGGAACTCGACCCGGCGTGGTGGGCAACGGGCGCGCTAGCGGTGCTGCTTCCCGTCTGGATTGCCGCTGGAGTGGCCGTGGTGCCCGCTGGAGCCACAACGGAGCAGTCGGACGCGGTAGTTAGGGCCTACGCGTACGGGACGGCCTACGACGCGAAGGCGGCGCAGATGAGCGCTAGCCCGAACAGCGTGGGCCTGGACGGTGGCGACATCTCGCTCTCCTACAGCAAGGATCAGCGAGACTATTTCATCGGCAAGGCTCGCGCGTGGTGGGCGACGTACACTTTCGCGCTGGACGAAGCGGGAGCGGTTGTGGTGGACGTGGCACCGCGCCAGTCGTATTCTCAGCCGATCTCAATGAGCTTCTAACGTGAGCGTAATCGTACCCGCACTGCCTGCGCTTCAGGCGTTCAGCGAGGGCGAGATGCTGGACACGGTGGTGGTTCTCCGTCCCGGCGCAGCCACGGTAACTGCGGGGGGTGGGAGGTTGCCGGGCGCTGACACTACGGTCGCTACGGTGGCGGGTAGGTTCTCGCCCAAGGTCCTCGCGACCGACATTGAGCAGATCACGGACGGGATGCTGCAGCAGGGCGGATACGCGAAGGTCGTGATCCCGCGCGCCACTGACGTAAGGAGCACGGATAGGGTGCGCGTCACGTCCGCTCGGCATGGAACGACGACACTCTACACGATAGCGGAGTTGGTGCCGCTAGGCTCGTTCAGCGTGCATCGGAAACTGATCGTCAAGGAGGCAGTGTAATCGTGGCTGCGTCGCTGGAAGTGCGGGGGATCACCGGTCTGATTGCCAACGTGCGGGCTTTCGACAGGGTAGCCGGCAGGGAGATCCGGAGTGCGGTGAAGCAGGGAGCGAAGGATACGGCAGACCTCACCCGGCAACTCTGCCCAGTGGATACCGGATTCATGCGTGAGCACGTGCGTGACGACTTGAGCCCTGACGGACTGACGTATACGGTAGGATGGAAGGCGGAGGAATTCGCCGCGGCTGGACTGCCATTCTACCCTCCGTACGTGCAGCACGGAACGAGCGTCAGTCCTGCGCAACCGTCGCTCTTCCCTGCGTTCGAGGCGATGCGACCACACGTGGAACAGGACGTCGGTGATGCGCTGCGCCGCTCAATCGCGAGGGCCAGCAAGTGAGTGCGATGGGGCCGTTGCATGTCGCATTCCGCAACAGGCTATTGGCGAATGCGGGAGTGGCGGCGCTGGTGGGGATGAGGGTGTACGACGGGACTGCACCATCCGCAACGTCTTGGCCGTACATTCTGATCGACTCGCCTACTGAGGTTGAGAGCGGTTCTGCGATGGGGATGCGAGGGTTTGCCAACACCGTCTCCGCGCACGCGTTCAGCAAGGTGGTAGGGTACGACGCAGAGTACGGAGAGGGAGACGAGGCGCGCGCGATTGTAGCGGCGATGGACGCTGCGGTGCGCACTTCCGCGCTCACCCTGACGGGACACACGGCGGCGAGCCTGCGACTGGACTTCGCCACGCTGCTTGTGGAGCCCGACGGCACACGGCACGCACCGGTACGGTTCCGAGCTACCACTTGGGAGATGTGATGAGCGAACAGTTGGAGACAGGTGGCACTCTAAGGGTGTGGGCGAGCAATTCAGACACAGCGTACGTGTGCCTAGAAGGTGTTAGTTATTCGGATACAAAGCCTACGTCCGGCAGGTTTTCGCCGCCGGAGACGAACTAGTGACGCCGGAAGCAGTGGCAGTGCTAAGGCAGCAGGCGAACGCCGTGCGAGCGGGGGTGATGGCTACCCTGATGGCCGTGGACGCGATGATGGCGTCCCTGCCCGCCCCGCCTCCGCCAGAGCCCGCTAGTATCCCTCGCACCTTGGGTAGCGACTGATGAGCGCACCGAAGCCGCACAACCTGGACCCGTCTCCGATGGAGTTTGAGACGCACGTGATGCCAAACCCCAACAACGAGCGGTCGCGTCTGGCGCGCGAGGCCGACAGCCTTTCGCGTGCGGATCTGGTTGAGCGTGCATCGGAACTGGGCGTGCCTACCGGCGGGACGAAGGGCGAAATTGCGGAGCGTGCCAGACAGGCCGCGCGCACGGACTGACCACACCTGAGACGAGGCTAGCCACATGGCATTCCCCTTCGATCCCGTCAACGCCCGCCTGCGCGTGTGCACCACCCTAGCCGGCACCTATACGCTGGTTGGCAAGGTGCTCTCCGCCAACAGCAACGAGGGACAGGAGAGCCGCACCAAGACGCGGTATCTCGGCGGCACGGTGACACGCCCGGGCGACAACACCTGGGGCGGTGATATCACTGTCCTGTTCGACAGCGGCGACACCACGGGTCAGGAGATTATCAAGACCGCCAAGCGCAACGGGACCACGGTGTTCTTGCAGTTCTGCCCCGAGGGCACGACCACGGGCGCGAAGGCGGAGCAAGGCGAAGTCAACATCACCGCGCTCAACCTGCCCCTGGACGCGTCTACCGAGATCATCCAGCGCTCTTTCTCGTTTGAAGGCGTTGACGACGCGCCCTCCACCGTCACCCTCGCGTAACCGGGATATATGGGACTCAAAGACAGGATCGCAGAGAAGTCCGCGCTGCTGGTGGAGCGTGAAAACGTGACGCTACCCAAGACGGGCGAAACGGTTGTCGTTCGCACCATCTCGCTGGGAGATGCGTCGCGGGCGAACGCAGTGGACAAGGAACTTGCGGGGATGGCCATCGTGGCTTTCTGCACGGAAGACCCTGCCGCTCCGGGAGTGCCGCTCTACAACTGGAACACGCAGGAGGACCGTCAGGCGCTCGCGGCGCTGGATCAGGCCGACGCAATGGCGATCATCAACGTCTACAACCGTCTCGCCGGAAACGAGGATAGCGATGCGGCGCTACTGGGAAAATCGGGCCCGAAGGCCAATGGCTTAGACTCCTTGCCGCCCGCTTCGGGATTCTCCCTGCCGACCTTGCAGACCGAATCGACCGTCGCGAGTTCTTGACGCTGGCGGCGGTGGCGAACAGGTACCCGCGAGAGTTTTGGGGCGTCGGTGGACTGTGACAGCACGCGGTCTGCCGGCGCTTTTACAGTTTTGACGAGGCCGTGCTAAAGTGGCTACGCTGGGCGAACTGCTGGTAAGGGTGAACGCGGATGTAACCGGCCTTCAAAGAGGGCTGGACCGGGCCACGTCTGGCATCCGGCGGTTTAATGCTGAAATGCAGTCGGTCGGTCGCACCATTTCGCTAGCGGTCACGCTCCCCATTGTCGCGCTGGGCGCCACTACCGTGCAAGCTGCGGCGCAGATGGACAGCCTGCGGCGTGGTCTGGCCGCCGTTGCGGGGTCGTCCAAGGCAGCAGAGGAGCAACTGGTTCGGCTTGAGGACGTAGCCAAACTACCCGGACTGGGCTTTCGCGAAGCCATTCAGGGGTCGATTCGCTTGCAGGCCGCAGGGCTGAACGTCGCGCTCACCGAACGCGCCCTGCGCTCATTCGGCAACGCTATCGCCCTGACCGGGGGAGGAAAGCAGCAACTCGACACCATCACGACCCAGCTCGGGCAGTTGGCGGCCAAGGGTAAGGTTCTGGGTTCGGATCTTCGCCCGATCATCGAAGCGGCTCCCGCTGTCGGGGAAGCGCTCCGAAAAGCCTTTGGGACGGTCGATCCGGAGCAGATCCAGAAGCTTCACCTGTCCACGGATCGTTTCCTGACGCTCCTGCTCAACCAGTTGGACAAACTCCCCCATGTCACTGGCGGTGCGGCGAACAGTTTCGAGAACTTGGAAGATGCGATCTTCAAGGCTCGCGTAGCGATTGGCGAAAAGTTGCTCCCCGCAATCGTTCCGCTCGTGGAGGGCATCGCGAAGATGCTGGAAGGCGTTCGCACGCTTAGCCCGCAGGTAGTCAACTGGGGTATCGCCATTGCTGCTGTCGCGGCCGTGGCCGGCCCCCTCATCATCGTGATAAGCGCCCTGGCATCTGCCGCTACGGCGCTCGCCGCCGCCCTGGCCGTGGGTCTCCTACCGGTGATCGTGGTAGGCGGCCCCATCCTGATTGCGCTGGGCGCGCTGTCAGCCATGTTCGTAAAGAACAAACTGGATGCCCTGCAGGCAGCCGGCGCGCTTGACCGGTACAAGGCGAGCCTTATCGGATTGAGTGAAGGGCAGTTGATCGTCAACCGCAACGCTCTGACGCTAGACTTGATGGACAACAGGGCCTCCCAAGCGGCGCTGCGCGCTTCCGGTGGGGACCGCACCAGGATTCAGGGCAACGCAGGAATATTCGGGAGCGGCGTCGGCTTCGGTGCGCCGCGTCCCCGCGTGGTGGAATCCGTCGCCATGGCTACGCTCGGCAGGGAGGCGAACGACGCGACGGCCAAGGTACACGCGTTGGACGCGGCGCTCACTGCGTTGCATGCCACGAAGGCGACTCCTAACACCCCTCTGGTTCCCACCGGCTCCGGCAAGCGCGACCCGCTGGCGGGCCTGCTGGACGGATTGACCGACCGCCTGCGCGAGCTACAGCAACTCCAAAAGTTCGGGGTGGCTTCGCTTTCGTTCCTGCCGGACAACGTGCAGGAGCAGATCCGGCTAGCAAACTCTCTCGCCGGAGAGTTGGACACGCTTGAAGATGGCCTACGGCGCTTCCAGGCGGCCGGTCGCGCTCCGCCTGCGGGACTCACTTTCGGCATCAATGCTCTGCGAGAGCAACTGGCCGCAGCTTCGCGTGAGGTGGACAATCTCGCAACAAAGATGGCTGGAGACAAACTGCGCGGCCGGACCAACTTCGTGCTCCCCAGCATCAATGCGGCCACGGCAACGTCAAGCATCCTGCCCCAAGCATCCGGCGGCAGTCTGGTTGGTGTACCTGAGACCATAGGCGCTTTCAAGGGCGCTCTCCTTGTGGCCCGCGAAGCTCTTACCCAGTTCGGGCGGAGCGCGTTCGGAGCCGGAGCGTCCCAACTTAAGGGCGCCACGGATGCACTACTAAACATGGTGGGTGGATTCACGCCGGCAGGACTGGCCGCAGCCGCGCTAAGTTCCGCACTGGAATCCCTGCGCCCGTTCATCGACGCGCTATTGGTACCCGTGAAAATCTTCGGGGAGATTCTGGCTATCTCTCTGGTGCCGGTGCTGCGCCTGCTTTTCCCGATCATCAAAGCGGTCGCGATAGTGTTCTCCTACCTGCAAGAGGGCGTAGACCGCGTGCTGGGCGGTATCCTTTGGGCGGCGGGCGGGTTCATCAAGGGTATCGGCAAGCTCATCAATGCCATCACCCCATTCGCCAACCCGGGCAACCCGCTGGTGAAGGCAGGGCAGGCTATCCAAGATGCAGGGCAGGGTTTCACCGACGCGGCAAAGGAGATTGCGAAGAAGCGGAAGGAACTGGAGGGTTTGAGCTTTGACGACGCGCTGAAGAAGACGACTGACGCGGCGAACAAGCTCACTGAATCCATGCTGAACGCGGTTCAGGGCTTCAAGATCGCTGGGTTCCGCTTCAACGCTATGGAGGGTCGCACCGTCTCCTCGCCGGCAGCGTCCGCGAGCATGTCCGCGTCTGCATCTCCTTCGCTCAGCATTGGGGCCGTGCACCTGTACGCGCAGCCTGGAGAGGACGTGGAGGATCTGTGGAGGCGGCTTAAGGCTGTGATCCAGCGCGAGTCACGGTCCAACACCGCTATGCGCCCCCTCGCCGCCATGACGGTGTGACATGGCTGAATCCATCACCATCGGCGCTGTCACGCTAAAGCTGATCTCCTGCCAGGAGCGAGCGCGCGAGTATCGAGGGGAAGAAGTGGCTTCGTTCTCCAACGTGCTGATGAACGGGCGAGATGCTGGTCGCAAGACGTGGGACGGCGTGTCTCTGCCCATCGCACCCGCCGCAGAGGCGACGCTCCGCGGCATCATCGACGCGGGCTCCGTAGTGTGCTCCGGCCTCGTGTTGTACGGAGAGAGCGTGCTGTGCAACGTGACCATTGAGAGCGCCCCGCGCGGTCCTGACGAGACCGGGCATCTGCTCAACCACGCGGCGGTAAACAGCAGCCTTTCGCTCGTGTTCAGGGAAGTGAGCCCCGCTTAATGGCTACCGGCCGCGTTGATTTCGCCGCCCTGACAGTAGGAACGTCCATCACCGGCTTCACGCCAGAATGGTCCGGACAGGCGTACGAGGCTGTAGCGGACGGGGCTACCCTCGCTGGCAAGTTCATCCGCAAGGCCGGGTCGAATGGCTTTGACCTGCTAGCCTTCACCGCGCTCACGCAGGGGACGGTAACCGAGATCGTCTGGCGGGTGCGGCTGCGCCTGAACGCCGGCACGCTCTATGGAGTGACCTACAGCAACACAGTCCACGGCTTCGGGGTGGACGTGTTCTATCAATCAATCGGGATCTCCAAAGTCACGAACGGCTTTTACGCCGCCATCGGGAGCACAGTCAACTACGCCGCCACCGCGCAGGCGCCCGGCGCTTTCGTGTACGTGCGCGTGCGCTGGGAGCCGGGCATCAACGCCTCCACGGGAATCCTCAAGGCGAAGGCGTGGCTCCCTGGCGATGCGGAGCCGGGGTCGTGGATGCTGACGGAGTCTCGCTCGGATTGGCCGGTGGGCGGCGGCTCTCTCTACCCCGGCATCCATTCGTTCGCCACGAACCGCCTTGAGGCTGACTATCTCGGCTGGGCGACCGCTGGCGGTACGGCGCCTATGCCTGCGCTACCGCCGGACACTCCGACCGTAGACGTCTACAACATCCGTCGCACCACGGCCTACGGGCTGGGCTCTGCCTACTCGCATCCGCAGGGCGACACGCACACCGCGACGAAAGTGCGTGTCAGTCGGGTATCAGATAGTACAGTGCTGTACGGTCCGGTAACGCTGGGTGCGGTTGAGGGTCCTAGTATCGCCACGGGTTTGCCGGACGGGCCGGAGGGGGCGGGTGGCAGGCCGACGACCGATCCGGACTACACCTTTGAATTCGCCTACCAGGGGGCGAACGGGTTGTGGAGCGATTGGGGCGAGAGCGACCCTTTCCAAACGCTCAACCTATGGGAGTCGGGAGAGTTTGTTTCGTGGCTGGACGTGCTGATAGAGCGCCCGGAAGGGATGAGCACGGTGATGCAGTCTTATGCTGACTTCGGGGGGCGCAACTGGATCAAGAGCGCCAAGGTGGACCCTGCCGGCGTGGACTCCCCCATCGGCTCGTTTACGCTGTCCCTGCACAGGCAGGTAGGCGAGGATTCACTTGCGCCGCTCGTCACGCAAAGCCCGCTTAACCTTGACGACGCGGTGTACAAGCCCGCGCTGGACTTCGGGCGCGAGGCGGAGTTCTACGCAGCCGTAATGGCGCGAGGGGAGGAGCCGGATATGGGCGATTGGGTCCCGCTACTGCGCGGCATCACTGACGACATCGAGTGGCCTCGCAAGTCAGGAGATGTGACCGTACCGGGGAGAGACTACAGCGGCAAACTGGCCGACACCCTCACACGGGTCGAGACCAAGTACGGCTCCGATGTGGGAGTGGATTCGGTAGAAGTAATGCAGGCGGTCGTTGACGACGGGATGGGTGCAGGCCAGTACACCATCACCGATGACACGACGGGAGCGAGGTTCGCGGTCACTGAATACATCGTCCGCGACGTGTTCGTGTGGGATGCGCTTCAGGCGCTCGCGCTGATGTGGGGCGGTAAGGAGATTCGGCAGGTAGAGGGCGCCACCGAAGCATTCCTGACGGTGATTGAGCCGAACCGGGACAACACGACTCCTGACTACTCCATCGGTCCGGATACGTACATCGACTGTAGCGCCATCAGCACGTCAGGGAAGAACGTCCGGCCCATCGTTAGAGGGCGAGCAGTGGACAAGGTAACGGGCGAGATCCTGGTCTCCCAGCTGCCAGCAGAAGAGGACGTGGGCACCGATCCGTTGGTGCTGCTGTACGGCCCGCTCATGTTCTCCTTTGACGAGGACTCGGCTAAGGGGGTTGACACGCAAGACGAGCTTGACGCCATGGTGGCTGCGATCTACGCGGACTTGAGCACGCCGCCGATCCCGCTGGAGATTGAAACCAAGCTGGCCCCGTTCGCGCGCGTTGGGGACGTAGTGGAGTGGCTACCAGACACGGTGCTCCGAGACGAGTCCTTGATCGCAGCCGTGCTCACACTGTCGCACTCGTTCCCCTCGCCCGGGGTGGGACGCACTACGTGGCGCTGCGCGGGCAAGCCCAAGGGTCGCTACAAGACTTGGCAACACCTGGGCATAGAGGTTACGGGCATCGGCAAGCGGCCGTCCCTAACCCTCTCTCTTGAGCAGGACTTCGGGCTCGTGACCGCCACGATCACGGTCAATGACCAACTCCAGTCGTGGGCCATCTGGAGCCAGGAGGGATCTATCCCCAAGGCGGACGGCATCCCGATCCCCGGGGCGAGCAAGGGTAGCGACCTCAAGCCAGCGCAGCGCTCGGTATCGTGGAGCGTGCGCGACGGCACGCACTACGTGCTCGCGCGTGGCTACGCGGACGCGAGGTGGGTAGAGGTGTCCGCCAGCATCGTGATCACGGGCATTGGAGGGCCGGGAACGGGGGTAGACGCCCCGACAGACATTCCGGGCACCCCTGGTATCACCCTGGGCGCCGTGGACGGCACGTCGCGAGCGTTCACGCTGTACTGGGTCAACACCAACATGGTGGACGGCATCGAATTCGAATTGTTCTTGGAGGGGGTATCGCAGGGGGTCGATTCTCAGACCGCCGGGTCTACGTCCTACGCGACTGCTGGCGAGATCGGGGAGCACTGGAGTGGGCGGGTGAGGTATACCGCCGGTGTCGGCTTGGAGGGCGCGTGGAGTCCCATGAGCCGCGAAGCGCTGTTGACTGAGGCGTTGCCATGAGCGGGCTAGTGCTGGTCCAGAATCGCGGCACCCCGGAAGAGATCCGCATCCCTGGCGGAGATGTGGATTGCGACGGGTCTATCCGTCTATCCGTGCAACCGGATAATGGGCGGGGACTGATCGGCGCAGCCGCAGGCGGTGGGGGTGGAACGTCGATCCACGCACCCTCGCACTACGGCGCAGACCCGTTGGATTTGGATCAAATCCTTGGGTCCCTGACCGCAACTAAACTGATCGGCACCATTGCGGATGCTCGCATTCCGTCTGGCATCGCCCGGTATACTGGGACGGGTGCGTTTACCGGAGCGATTGGGAGCAGCACCAACGGCGTGCATATCGGGCTCTCTGGCACGAACGGAGCAATTCGGCTAGACGCTACCGGTTTCGATGGATGGACGATCAGCAACAGCGACGATCTTACATTCGAGTCGGATGCGGGCGGCTTCGCGCAGTTCACCGCGGTTGACGGCGACATGGCTATCTCTGGCACCGAACGCCCGGCGCAGGGCATCGCCACGGACAACTTCGCATTCAGCGACAACACGCCGTGGCTCAACAGTACGACGAAGATTATCGGTGGGGGTGTAACTATCCCAGCATCCGGCGTAGGCTCCGGAAATCTGGCCTATGCGCGCATGCCCACAGGCGTGGGAACGTGGGATACCGGTAGCGGCAACCTAGCGACTATCGCGCAGGGCCAGAGATGGAACTCACCGGTAGCGATGGGCGACAATCCGGATGCAGGCACGGCTTTCAGACTGAATCTATCAACTGCGCTTTCTGGCACCACGCAGACCGGGCTGTTCGCTGATCCCATCTTCCAGAGCGGCGCGACAGTAGCAGGGCGCAGCATTCATGCACGCGTGCGCACGGCTGCGGCCTCATTCACATGCCCTGCAGCGGCAGCCCTGTATGTGCAGAACGCGTCCATCGGCGCCGGCTCTATTATCACAACGCTTGTCGGCATGGACATTGAGACCCTGTCGGGGGGGGGAACTAACATCGCAATCCGCACTGGTGCAAACCTGTGTTCATTCGGCGGTCAAGTGACGGTGGTGGGGGCGTTCGCACACCAGGGGAGCACGTTCGGCGCTTTCAACGTCACGCCTGCCACGCGTCCTGCAGCGCTCACACAGACCTACGCGACTGCCACGCGTACGCACGCAGCGCGAACCGCGGCGGCGCTCACTGACAACATCGCAGGCACCGTCAACGCGACCCTGGCCGCGATCCCTGACCCTGCGGACACTCCGGCGACTGCGGATGCACTGCGCGATGATCTGGTAACCAACGTTCTGCCGAAGCTCAGAAACGCGCTGTCCTCGCTCGCTGATGCCATCGGAAAGAGGAAGGCGGATTGCGAAAATAGTGCCCAGTTCGTCAACGTTTTGGCGGACGATCTGCAAACACTGGGATTCGAACAGTGATTTTTGCGACCGCAACCGCTATACTTGTTGGTTGTACGGGAATCCATCCCGCAAGTAGGACCAAACATTTCTGCACAAAGGACGCCGATGTTCATCTCGAATCGCGGGCTCGCAGTGGTCGCTCTAGCACTCACCGCAATGGCTAGCGCATGCGGTAAGGAAGGCACTTCTCCAACCGCGCCGCGCGCTCTGCGCACGCAGGTATTCGCTGCCGACAGTTCATGCGCTGGCGGCTGCGCGGGTGCGGTGCTGGCCTACACCGGTTCGTTCAACGCAGGCGTGCAGTCGGTGGATCTCGGTTCGCTGCAGGACGGGGTACGCGTGTACCTGCACAGCAACGTCCTGACTGGCGGCGGTACTGTGCAGTTCGTCACATCGGAGGACTGCTCCACGTGGACGAGCTACGACCCCGCCACCGAACTACAGGGGACCGGCGCCACGCTCTCGGCTGAGTTCACGCAGATGGGTTTCGACGCGCCGAGCGCACGGTGCGTGGGCGTGCGCAATTCGAGCGCGATGAGCGGGACCATTCTGCTGTGGGCGTTCGGCATCTAAGCCGCGCGACTTATTCTAGCCCCCTCGCTACAAGGTGGTATGGATGCGACTGGACAACAAGGCCCAACAGGACAACTTGCTACAGTGCATCCACACCACGGCGTCCACGCTGAAGATAGACGCGTCGGACACAGCGTTGGGCGTGCACGTGGAATTGGTGAGGCTTCGGCGCGACGTGGAAGCGGCATCCATCGGCGTCGACACGGGCGACCCGCAGCCTGCTCCGGAAGAAGCGCAAGCCGCTCCCCAATCGTAATCCCCGCCTGTGGCCTCCCTTACTCCCCAGCAGACGGAACGGCTGAGGCTAGCCATCGCCAACGCGAGAGGGTACGGACGCACCGAATGGGCGGCCGGTGGCGTACTCTCTCGCGTTGGCGATGCTGGAGGGTGCCACGCACGACACGCTCTCCCGGTGGGATGCGGTGTCGAACGGTGATGGACCGCTGACGGTTCGCAGGCTGACAGAGAGCGGGAATGCGTTCCATGGCTGGCCGGTGGAACTTCTGGAGGCGCTGGACGCACAATGGAAGGTAAGCGCGGACCGTGGAGCGCTGATTGAGATCTTGCAGGGATGGAGGGACAACGTAGGTGCGCACGTGCCCGATACGGTAGCCGGAGAGGACGGAATGGTGTACGACGGGCAGGAGCGGCGGAGCGCATTCACGGTGGCTATCGACCTTAAGACGTTGCTCTTCCTGGTGGGCTGCATCGGACCTCTGGCGGCCATCATCTCGTTAGTCCTGCAAGTGCGTCAGGACGTAAGGAGTAACACCCAGCGCATCATGGAAGTAGACCAGAGGGAGAAATCGCATTACGAGGAAGTGCACGCGGTGGCGGAGGAGTTCAAGCGCTCTAAGTTGATTTTCTGTCAGTCGGTGAAGAGAGATTCATCGGCTAAAACGCTAGACGCGGACTGCTGAGACAAATGCCCCCCTTCCTTCCGAACACCTTGAGCGGCTGGCTCTCGCTGGCGGTGCAGCTCTTCTTTGTGGTTTCCGCTATCACCGCGTTCAATGTGCGGCTGATCCGTAAGCCCCTGCAGGAGGAGGCGCAGAGGGACCGCGAAGCCAGCGAACGCCACTTGAAGGAACAGGGCGAGCGCATGGGGAGCATGGCCGCCACCGTAGCCACGAACGCCGCACGGATTGAGGCGACAGACCGCGTTGTTGAGAGGTTGCACCTGACGCAAACCGCCATGTCAGAGCGGTTGGGTGGACAGGATACCCGCGTTGATCGTTTGCTCGCGCTGCAGGAACGCCACGAGCGCGAGCGCCTAACGGAGGACCGCACCATCGGGGAACGGCTCGCCCGCATCGAAACGCGCCTTGACGTACAAGAGGACTTGAAGAAGATTTTCGCGCAGTTGATCCCCAACAACAAGTAAAAAAAGCCGCAGTGATGGGAGAGTCGGCGCAGACAATCGCCATGGCGCGCCTCGCCCGTGGCATAGGTGATGTAACGGCGTGCATCACGCTGTCCGACAGCGCCGTCCAGCAGGCGACGTTTGAGCATGACCACGTGTCTGCGTATCTCGCCGCAGAAGTGCCGGGGCGTATGTACATGGGCAGGTCAGAGCCGAGACTAGCAGAGGCGCACTACCGCTACGCGCTGGACCTTCTGTTGATGCACGGAGACGAGGCGCACCTGGGCGGCGCCTACCACGATCTATCGCTCGCCGTGCGCGAAGCTGGCGACCGGAAAATGTTCAAGGACCTGTCCGCGCTCGCCTTCCGGTACTATCACGAACGCAATCCGCGCGACCCCGGCATCACCGGATTACTCGCTGACCGGGCGTGCGACGAATTCGAGCGCAACCCAGCCGACCGCGACTGTGCATATGCTTGCCTGAACGCGTGGAAGGCCGTGCCAGCGTCGATGCGCACCCCGCACTACCGTCTGACCGCGGCGGCTCACCAGATGCGAGCCAGCGCCGTTCTAGGCTACCGGAAACGGTACGCGGACGCGGCCGACGCGCTGGGCAGGTTCCTCGCGGAGATGCCGGACGGGGAAGCGGTCGCGCTGATCCTCTCGTTCGCCGCACGCGGCGCCCTGATGATGCACGATTTCAAACGGGCGGGGGAGTTGGCGGAGCACGCGGAGAGGAAAGCGGTAGAGCGCGGCGAGGCAGTGCCGCTTGAAGATGCGCGCGCGGTGCTGGACGCAGCCAAGGGGGAAAGAGCGGGCGTCCGGACCTAGCACACCCGGACGCCGCGTGTCGGTGGGGGACGAACCGGCGGGGAATCTAGCCCCTGCCGCCCGAGCCGGTGCCGGGCCCGCCGGGAACGTCCGGGGGGTTGGTCGGGGGTGGGGGCGGCGGGAGTTCCTCATCCTGCGTGACTGGCCCACCCGGTCCCCCTGGACGCTGGGGATGTACGGGTGGGTCGAAGTCGGGGCGCTTGTCGCGGTCTGGCATCGTCCGAAAGCCTCCGTCCGAGGGTTGAATTCGCTGTTCGGGCACAGGGTGTTTACGGTAGCGATTCATACCCTTGTGGGCAAGAGGCGCGCAGTTCGATGATGAGCGCCACACGAGGGGGCACGGGACGGTCTCCAGTGCGCCAGCGCCAGACCTCCTTGCGCTGCTTCGCTCCTAGCAGAGGAGCGGCGGTGATGTCCGTTAGCCCGTTGGTATGCATCCATGCTGCGAATTCTGCGGTGGTCATTCGCTCCCCTCAACATCCATGATTCTCTCCCCGAGCCAACGGATCACGGGGACCGCCATGCTGTTGCCAATGGCATGGTAGCGCGGACCGTCCGGACAGTGCTCAGCGGGCTTACCTCTGTACGGTATCGCCGTCCATCTATCGGGAAGGCCTTGCAACCGCTCCGCCTCCGTTGGGGTGATGCGCCGAACCGCCGTGCCCGTTGACACCCCTTGGGCTGTGCGCCTCGCTTCAAGGGTATAGGCGAGTTCTACTGCTACCCCTACGCCCTGCGGCCCCGCTGTGTCGGCCCGCCCGATAGATGCCTCTTGAATAGAAACGGCCAGAGGAGCACAGGCTAGGAACGGTATCCCGCTGGTTGTGCTCCCGTTTCCAGCGCGCAACGTTCCCATCTCTCCGACATTTGAGCCGTGGCACTGGAATACGGCGGGCGTTTGATTGGCTTGAAGCGCAGATGTGTGAGCATCGGATACATTTAGCCTCACATCTCCGCCACTTTGCCAATCAAACGCCACCGGCACGAACAGCGATGCACCTGCGTTGATGTGCTGATCCTCCAGCCCCTGCTTTGCGCCGAAACACGCCTGAAGCGCGCACGCCGTCTCTGCGGGCCACGATGGCACTAGGTGCCCCGACGCCGCTCCGTGCGCCCCTGCGTCAAAGCCACCGCTTCCAGCGCGAGCCTCAAGGGTTCCGGCAGGTCGCGATCCCGGTTCGCGGCGCGGCGCAAAATGCCGCGGCAAGCGGTGTGGCTCAAAAAGTACCTCTGATGCACCGGACTGGTTTCCAATGCATCCGACAACGAACACACGACGGCGGCGTTGGGCCACTCCGAAATATTGTGCGTCCAGCACTCGGTAGGCCCACCCGTACCCGAGTTGCCCCAGCCCCCCGACGAAGGAACCAAAGTCCCGTCCGCCGTTGCTCGACAAGACACCGGGTACGTTTTCCCAGATAACCCACTTCGGACGCACCTTGTCAGCCAGCGCAAGGAATCCGAGCGCCAAGTTCCCCCTTGGGTCGCGCATGCCGGCGCGGAGCCCTGCAACGCTGAATGACTGGCAGGGGGTTCCTCCGATAAGCAACTGAACAGGTCCCAATTCTCTGAGTCGGTCATCGCTCGCCTTTGTGAAGTCGCCTAGATTTGGGACGGATGGAAACCTGTGATTGAGGACCGCGCTGGGGAACGGAGCGATTTCGGCGAACGCAGCCGCTTCCCATCCGAGCGGTCCCCACGCCACCGAAGCGCTTTCAATTCCGCTGCATACACTCAGATATCTCATGCTGCAATCATACCCGATGTCCAACGGACGCGCAAGCCCCCTTCTACCGATTGCACGCACTGGACGCTATCTTAGAGCATCGTCGGTTAGCGACTAGGCCAGTCGTCTATCACCTCACCTGCGAATCTGAGAGACAAGGGATGCGACCCAAGCTGAGTTACGAGCCGGGTTTGGTCACGGGAACCGCAGTCGGTGCGGTTCTGGCGCTGCTGGTGGGCTACGGCGTGCTGGATACCGAGAAGGCGGGACTGTGGGGCGCCGTGCTGGCGTTCGTCGTGCCGGTCGCACAGGGTTCCATCTCGCGGCTCTTCACGATGTCCCTGGCGAAGCTCAGAGATGCAGGCGTGCATCCGGAGTCGGTCACTGCTGCAGCCCACGTCACCAGACGGCGCAGGCACGCGAGCAAGGCCAGAGACGCGAGCGCATGAAACTCCGCGTCACGGCATCCTCACTGCGCGTGCGCTCCTCCCCTGACGTGCTGGCGCCCATTGTGGCGACGCTGTCCAAGGGAGACGAGGTGGAGAGCGCAGAGACACCGTGGAGGCTCGTCAGGACGTCCGGAGGAGTGGTGGGTTGGGTAAGCGCCTCGCACGTCACAGAGGCTACGCAGGACGCATTGGTGAGGCTTTCGTGCCCGTTCTGCCGTCACTCGTTCGACGCTGTGTCCGTTGGCGCCGTGGCTACGTGTCCGAATCCATCGAGACTACCGGGAGACACGGCGGAGCAGCGTGCTGCGGGTGGGAGACTCTGCCGGGCGTCGTTCCGCTACGTCTCGCCTCACGTCCTCTGACGGCGAAGCGGCCCGCCGATTCAACGGCGGGCCGCGAAGTGAGTCCTTGCCGGAGCATGCGCCCGGTTCAGACCCAAGCGGCGGGAGAGGCAGTCGGGCAGACGCGGGGATTTACCGTCCCGCCGTCCTCAGCTTGCACCACCTTCGCTACGTGGTTGCCGTACTCCACCCTGATCCCGCTACGGCTCCGGGGGCGAAGGCACTCCGCTGCTCTGCGGCGACGGTCGCACTTCGCAAGGTTAGGTGGGAGAGCCACTATCTCCCCGAAAGGAGACCTGAACAGCACGGGCTTCCGCCCGCGTGTATGGCTTCACCACCTAGAGCCACTGAGGAGATTCGAACTCCTAACCGTCACCTTGGAAGGGTGCCGCGCTACATTGCGCTACAGTGGCACATCGGGTTGCGAGGAATCGAACCTCGTCACTCCTGCTCCCAAAGCAGGCGCCCAACCATTAGGCTACAACCCGTCCAGTGGACCCCGTCAGATTTGAACTAACGACCCTCCGCTTGCAGGGCGGATGCTCTACCAACTGAGCTAGGGGCCCATTCGGGGCTAATATCCTCACCTTCTGCCGCGGTGACAAGCCGGGCTCCAGATCGGGGTTCACCCCCGGTTCGCCATTCAGCAGGAGTCACCCCGCCTATCCAGCGAACCTTATAGCGCCGTGCGGATTCGAACCGCAACCAACCGGCTCCAAAGGCCGGCGTCCTGCCAATTAGACGACGGCGCAGAGGAAGGTAGAGGATTCGAACCTCTGCGGGAGATCCCTCCCGGCTATCGGTTAGCAACCGAACGCCTTGCCAGACTCGGCCAACCTTCCGTCAGTAGTGGCGGCGGGATTTGAACCCGCGATCTTCGCCTTGAAAGGGCGACGGCTTAAGCCGCTTGCCTACGCCACCTCACCAGTGCCCCGAGGAGGATTCGAACCCCCGTCTTCGGGATAGAAGCCCGCTATCCTGCTCCGTTGGACGATCAGGGCGATAGTCCGCCTTGGGTTTGAACCAAGGACCTCTCGTGTATAAGACGAGCGCTCTAACCGTCTGAGCTAGCGGACTGCATGGTCCGTGCTGGCTTCGAACCAGCGCGCGTCCGCTTAAAAGGCGGCTGCTCTGCCTGCTGAGCTAACGGACCCGGCCTTGCAAAGGTGCTCGCGGGAGGAATCGAACCTCCATGGGGCATCACCCCCAGCCGGGTTTAAACCGACCGCGTCTCGCCGCTTTCGCCACGCGAGCATATACCCTAGGAGGGATTCGAACCCCCACTGCCCTGATCCTAAGTCAGGTGACTCCTACCGTTGGTCTACTAGGGCCCAAATACCAAGAGAGAGATTCGAACTCTCAACATCCCGATCTTGAATCGGGCGCCTCTACCGTTGGGCTATCTTGGCACAGAGGGAGCGATGGGATTCGAACCCATGGAGCCTTGCGGCCCTCCAGTTTTCAAGACTGGCGCAATCGTCCGGACTCTGCCACACTCCCGCCGACAATTCTACCCGCGCGGCGGTCTATCTGCAAGCCTCACCTCTCGCGGATACCCAGCACGAACGAGCAACTGGTGTGCAATCCACGACTCCGGAGAGCCGTAGATGTTCGCGATCTCCTGGTGCGGGATGAAAGAGCCCCCAGGAACGCCGTGGACGAAGAACGCCAGCCCGGCAGGCGTCACGGTAGCACTGGCCCCTACGTTCGACGGCGAGCGTCGTTCTTCGCGCGTGTACATGGCTTCCTCACGGGTTCAGGCAGAGACCAGCCGGAGCGTTCGAAGAAAAACAGGCCGTCGTCTGGATTGCACACCTCGCGATACTCTGCCAAGGTCATATTCCTCTTGCTCTCGTTACACTCCGCGCACGCGACGACCTTGACGGTTGCATCTCCTTTGCCGCCCCGGCTCCGAGGTGTGACGTGGTCCCGGGTGCGCAGGTTGGGGGGATGCGACGTACCGCTCTCCCGCCAGTCCGCCAGCAACCCCGGGACCTGTCCGGCGGGAACCGTCTGTATCCCACAGTACCAGCACAGCCGCCTCTTATCTGAGCCGCAGTCATCCCCTCGCATTTTCTTGAAGGGGGGCAGAGGGACCGAAGGCGGCACCACGGGCACGATCAACGCGCCATCCATCGGCGGCACGTAATCCATCTTCACGCGGGGGATCTTAGAACTGCGCCGCTTCATCGGGTGGCCCATGGCCGATTCGAGTTGAGGTTACCTGCGTGGCGGATCAGGGAGACAGCCGGGGAGTGTCGGGTCTCAACCCAGCTTCACGGAACGAAAGATACCAAGGCGATCTCCCGACCGCCCAGGAACGAGGAGGATTTCCGCTCGTTATCCCGTGGCTACGCGGCTACCTGACCCGCCACCAGTGAGTTAGATGCTGTTGCAGTTGGCCGAACCGTTGCACGCGCTCTGCCAGCAGTTCGTCTGCAAGGTGTGTCCGGGGCAACCGGCGTATTGCACGCAGGTCATAACTCCGGTGTTGCACCAGTCCCACCCGGAGTTGTCAATTCCGCCGCCGCAACCGAAGCGATTCGGGTCAAGCGAATTGCCGTTCTGCACACAGAACGCAGCGCACGTACTACCGTCGTTGGCGCAGGTATGCCCGCCGATAGTCGCATCGTCCACCCGGCCGCGGACAGTTCCCCCAGCGTAGTGGGCGGCGTCAATATCGAACGACACCACCTCCAGCGCCTCGATCTCCAGCTTGAGTTTACGCATTTTTGCAGCCTCCTTTGGGCTTTTGCGCTTAGTGGCGCCACGTAAGGTATCGGGGCCGGCGCCTTTCACCCCTTGTTCCGTAGCCAGCAGTGTCCGCGCCAATCCTCGCAGGGACCGTCGTGTCTAGGAGCCAGGAGGCAAACGCTACCCGGGTAATCTCCGGAGAGCGCAGCACATGTTGGCGAGCGAGGGTGGGCGGCGCGGTCTGCCTCGGTCCATTGATCCATCTCCTCCAATGAGCCACGCCCGTTCGCCAAGTCGATGACCAGCACGTCTAGTGAAACACTCATCCGTGCATCTCCTTTTGTTGACTCCGTCGCGCGACGGTGCATGGTGAGGAGGCAGGACGTTGGGTTGCAACTACAGGCTTCGCATTCGCCGCGCCCCGATACGGCGCCCTCACGTTCACGCTCTACCTGTCCAACGTCCTACCCGTCAGTTTGCGACGCCGAGTGGTTTTCCAGCGGCAGGCCCACTCGGCGCCCGTGCGATCCAATCCCTGCCGGACAGACCGCACGCATTTCAGGTGTGGAGCCGGTGCGGGAAGAAAGGAGTTCCCCCAAACCGTGGCGGCCTGCTAGCCGTTCCGCCTACACCGGCTCCGCGAAATATCAGTAACAGCCGTTGTTCGTCCCCATGCAGGCGTCCAGCCGGAAAGTACGGCAGTAGACCCCCGTGCAGACGGGGCACGTCGCTCCGTTGTAGCACGTCGGCTGCGGGCCTTCGCTGTAGGGACACGGCGCAGGGCTCTCGATCGACGTACCCGCGTCCACGTAGGCCGTCACTCCCGCACGGGCGACGGGGAAGCTCTCTACCTGCAGCGCGTCGATGGCGAGTCGAAGCTTTTTCATCGGTCTCTCTCCGGGTGTGATTGGGGGGGGGGCGTGTCAGGGGCAGCACGGAGCCACCTCGTTCGTGGCGCTCGGGCATACCCGCTGGCACACGCTCTCGTACGGGCTATAGCAGGTCCACCAACACGTGTTGACGCAGGTGTACGGCTGGCGTGACGTGCCTTCGCCGTCTCCGCCGGAATCAGGGGAGTACTGGACGCAGAGGTTGCACGTATCGTTTACGCAGTACGTGACCCCCGACTGCTGCCCCCTTACGGTTCCGCGCGGGGTGGCCGTGACGCGCGTCTCGAACGACTCCACGGCCAGCTCTTCCAGGTCCAGCCTCAGCTTCCGCATGGTCAGCTCCTCTTGAGGTTTGGCTACACCGACTCCGTTTTGTTGCACAGAATGGTTGAGGCGTGCTGTTACGCCAAAGTCCGTCCGCATGCAGATGCCGCTTCTTACTCGGCAGCAAGTCTGACTGGCCTTCCGCCACACCGATCTGAGCGCCGATGTGAGGATCCGCCCACGGACTTGCACCGTGACTACCGGATGCCTCCGGCGTGCTGCTTACACCATGCGAATCACTCCACGCACCCGCGTTACAGACGCTCCCCACTAGATGCAGCGGCAAACTGCCTCGTGGAAGCGATTCGTCCGCCGCGTTCATACGTAGCGGGCGACCTGATGTCGGCTATCCCCGAAGGTGCTACCGGGGCCTGCGTTGCCGTTCGCCGCGTGGAACCAGGCTTTCGAATTTTACGCAACCATGCCAAGCAGTCACAACCTCTCTTTGTTAACCCGGGGAGGAATTCCGGGCACGGGACGCACCGCGTATGCGCCTCAACTTCACCCGCCGTGCCGGGTGATTGCTACGTTTGGTGGCTGGCGTCCTGCTTTAGACGACGTGGGCACTAGGTCCGCACGGCAGGTCGCTACTCCTGCATCTCCAGCCGTCTCCCCGCCCCCCGTACGTCGCTTGCCCCCCATGTAGCTCCACTGGCGAGGCCGCAGACCCTTCCGGATGCGGCGCTTCTCGCGTGACACCGTGCGAGCGTTGCGGCGGGTGGACTTGGTGCCCTGCCGTCGCGATACCCTGCTCACGCCGCCACCTTCTCGCGCAACCCAGCGATGGCACACTCTGCGGCGCCGGTGAAGTTGTCTCGGTCGAACAGGCGCGGATCGAACTCGTCTCCGCCGATATCCACCTTCATCACCCGACCACGCAGATAGTCGAAGTACAGGCGGTCGTTGGTCGTGAAGTTCTCGCCGCGTTCCGTCCCTGCAGCGTCGATGATCTCCCGGCACTCCTCCACCGACAGCGCTCCCTTATCGTGCACGAAGCTCATCCCCTGCGCATGCGTGGCTGCGTGCAGCGCCGCGAGCACTTCGGCCTTGTCCAGCCCCTTGATGTCAACCATCTCTCGTCTCCATCTGGTTCAAGGTGTACCTACAGGGGTCGTACGGTGCCTTAAATTCGGTACCTCCGCTTAGTTGCTGAGGCTAAGGCTTCAACCGTTGCGCCGAAGCGCACCGTACGACCTTCAGGGTGTGGGCAGGCCAACGCTGGCTCGTGGTCGGTCCGGTTCCGAGCGCACTACCGACAGTCGCCGCCTGCCCACGTATTGAGCTACGGCCTACTTCCCTGTCTGTCGCGTCCTCTGCGGCTTGTCCTCACTCGATAGTATCTCCCTGTGCTGGGTGAGCCTACCAGTGTTCGCGGCGTGCGTCTACATCGCGCTGGTGCACGCGCTCTTCCACGGCTTCGCAAAACGCATCCTCCAGCCTCACTCGCATCTCATCCGACAGACTTAGCCCCCATGCTCCGAACGCGTCTGCGATCAGGTCCACGAACCGTTCAGTGGGGCTTCGCTGGCGCTGGAACTGCTCCTGACGTAGGGATTGCATGGCTCAGTCCTCCAAAGTAAAGCCAAGCGCTTCGACTGCAGCACGCGGCGACGCAAACTCCCTGGCGTGGATACCTTGCATCTGGTATCTGCCTTCCTCGTCACAGGCGACCCACGCCCCCTGACGGTAGACGACCGAAGCTCCGATCCGTTCTCCGTCCACCTTCCAGAGTGCGCGGTTGTCCACAAAGAACTGCCACCCGGGATTGCCGGCAGCGATCTCTTGCGCGGCGCGGGCATGGTCTGGCTTCACTCTCGTCTCTCTGGTCTACTGGTGAACTGGGCGGTATGGGTCGTCAGGGTCACACTCGTTGAGTCTGCGTGCCCAGAAGTCGCGGGTAGCCGTCGCGGTACGCGGGAGTGCGGCTGGCGAACATCCGACCCTCGCGCCGCATTCTCGCCTGCTTCGACTCTGGCATCGTTCGCGCTCCGTTGGGGGTGAATCCGTTCCGACGCATCTAAGGTAAGACACCGCCCGATGGCTGTCAAGGGTCTTTAAAGCGGGATTCCGAACCTCTTGCGCATCGCCGTGTGTTCGCTTAAGATGCAGACCATGAACGTATCCACCTACCTGCGCCGCTACGGCCCGACGCTGGACGCGCTCGCGAAGGATGCGGGCCTGTCGCACCACTATGTACGCCACCTCGCGAGGCCGGTCAACGCCCGCTCGGCTGGACGCACAGCTCGCGTGCTCCTAGCGCGAGCATTCCGCATCCAGGCACAACGGTTGATCGCTGACGCCGACGCGCTGGACGCCATCCTAGAGGGGAAGGGACACCGTGACTGAGGACTTGTCGGTATGGGTTGCAGTCGATGACAACGGAGTGGGGTACGTGCTCCATTGGACCGTTGCAAGCAACTGAGGGGGTACAGCCCCGAGCGGCACAACAAGGCAAAGCTATGCTGGGCTACGGTGCGGGAGATCCGCGGGCGCTACCGCCCCGGAATGGCTGCTGTGTTTGCACGAGAATTCGGCGTCACTGTAGGATGCATTTACGGCGTCGTCAACGGCCTAACGTGGAGGGAAGATGGCCCAGTTCAACCTTGAAGATTACGCACCCGTTCAAGATCGCATAGCCGCCTTCTACCGAGATTTTGAGGACGGCTCAATTCGCTCCCGCATGGTTGTTCGCGAAGGTCCGGAGGTGGTATTTGAGGCTCGCGCGTACAGGTCCCCGAACGACGTGGCTGCTGGTGTATACACCTCAGGCTGGGCTCACGAAGTGGAGGGCAAATCCCCAGTAAACCGTGGTTCGCACGTTGAGAACTGCGAAACTTCAGCAATCGGGCGGGCGCTCGCTAATTTGGGCTACACCACCAACGCCAACCGCCCCACGCGTTCCGAAATGCTCAAAGTGCACCGCGTTCGCCAAGAGCACGAAGAATTGCTAGAGCGCATCCGCGCAGCCGGAGCGGTGTGCGAGGAAGAGGCAGAGATCCGCATCGGCGGCGTGTCGCGCAACCTCAAGGCGTACGTCCGCGAGAACTGGCCGACGCTGAAAGAGCAATTCAGGCTCGCCCGCACCGTCGTGGAGGCGATTGAGGAGGCGGAAGGACTCACGCTCTCCCGCGCCGCCTCAGAGCCCGCGGACGCGAAGCAGGACGCATCCGTGCCCCTGTACGCAGCACGCGAGGGACTGAGGCTAGGCGGAAGCGGAAAGCACAAGGATACAGCCATCGCGGACCTTCCGGACGACGTGCTGCTTGAGGCGCGGGATAAACTGCTCGAATCAGAGAGTCGCGGGCACCTTCCGCCTGCACATGCGAAGAAGTTGGAAGCACTCCAGGCGGAGGCCGTCCGTCGAGACGAACTTGCAGCAGCGATGCAGGAGGAAGCATGACACCAGAAGAGCAGCGCGCCGAAGACGTGGCGTGGCTTGAACGGAAAGCGAGAGACGCCGAAGAAATGGGGGGCCTGTACCGATCCAGTGCCCGGAGCGGCAGCGCACGCTTGCGTCGCATCCTTGCTGCACTCTCTGCCCAGCAAGAGCCGCCGCAGTTCACCGACGAGCACGCGCTTGGACTGGGCGCGGTGATGGACAAATTGAGGCGCGCTAACGGTCCGGTAGTGCTGTCGTGGGAAGAGGCAGAGGCCGTGCTAGACTTCGCGGAGACGGCGCTTCGCCTCACTGGGTACGTTCCGACGACTCCCAACGCCGCCACGCCTTCTCCGGAGCCAGCCACATCGCCTCCAGTTGGCGACTGACGTTCAGGGCAGCAGCCTCCCACCTTCGCCCAGTGTCTCTACGGTTGCGAAGCTTGGCACGCGTGAAGGCTGCGCGTCGGGGATTGACAGGAGGTGCGGTGTTCATGCGGTGAAAGGCACACAAACGACGTGCGAAGGCTTCGCGACTTAGAGCCCATGACGGGCGACGACGACCATTCGTGGGTGGAGTACTGACGATGCCATCGGCCGCGATCTCTGTCAAGTCGGTGCGCCTACCCTCCTTGTGGAGGAGATCCCAGAGTGAAGCGCACGCCACTCGCACGCAAGACTCCCCTGAAGCGCACAGAGTTGCAGCGAGGCGGGGAGTTGAAGCGAACGCCATTCAAGCGTGGACCGTCCACGCTGGCTCGCACTCCAATCGCGACGGTGAACCACATCAGAGCAGCGAAGCGGCGGAAGCGAGACTTCGGACCGCACGGGGACATCATCATCCCGCGACTACCCTGCGCAGTGTCGTTCCCGTGGTTCTACGCCCGCTCTGACGTGCTGCTGCAAGAGGCGATGACTGACGTGTTCGAGGCGCCCAACGTGTTCGCGGTACTCTCTGAGCCTGCACACGCAGTGAAGAGCCGGGGTGCAGGCGGTAGGCCGTGGGATCTAGTACCGCTCGCGTCGGCGCTGCACTCGGAAGCGCACACCATCGGCGTAGACACCTTCGCTGCCAAGTTCAAAGTGGACCTTCCCAAGATCGCCGCTCGTCTGTGGCGGCTCTCACCTGCACGGATTGCCGAATGAGCGCGCGAGCGACGGTGTGGAACAACGGTGGAGGCACGCAGTCGGCGGCGATTGCCGTGCTGATCGCACAAGGACGCCTCCCGAAGCCGGACGTAGCCGTGATTGCCGACACGGGGCGTGAAGATCCGGCTACGTGGGCCTACATGCGCGACCATGTGCAACCGATGCTGGACACTGTCGGCGTGACGATACAGGTAGCGCCGCGCTCTCTTGCCAAGGTCGATCTCTACTCCCACAAGGGCACGCTGCTTCTCCCAGTGTTCACCCCAACGGGAAAGCTCTCCGCCTACTGCTCTGAGGAGTGGAAGGCGATGGTGGTGCGTCGCTTCCTACGCGGACTCGGCTACGGCCCCAAGCAACCGGTCACGCAGTGGATTGGCTACTCCACGAACGAGGTAGCGCGGATCAAGGCATCTCGCACGCGGTGGACGAAACTACACTGGCCACTGATTTTCGACGTGCCGTTGTCGCGAGATCAGTGCACGGCGCTAGTGCGGTCCGTAGGGCTGCCGCCCCCGCCGAAATCATCGTGCTACATGTGCTCGAATCGCACCAATGCTCAATGGCGAGACCTCCGGGACAATCGCCCCGACGCGTGGGCGAAGGCTTGTGCGCTAGACGAGGAAGTGCGAGCGAACGACACGCGAGGCGGCGTTTTCGTGCACCGCTCCCTCGTTCCGCTGGCCGAGGCTGATCTTTCGGACCGTCCGCAGAAGCCCGGTGACCCGTCCCTGTTTGACGACGCCGCGGACGATTGCAAGTCGGGCATGTGTTTCGTGTAGTTTACCGCTCACCTGCACGTATACTGATGGAGGAACCGTGAAACTGCTGAAGAACGAGCGCGCGTACAGACGTTGGGCGAGAGAATGGGACACGTACAACGACCGTTGGAATGTGGCGGTTCCGCGCTCGTACCCCTGCTACGGATATACGGTCGTGCGGAGTTACGGGTACGAAGAGGAGGCGCCCGAATACCTCTACCCCCGCGACGTACGTAGGATGCTGGACGCGCTGCTCAAGGTGGAGCCCAGCGCGTGACCGTCCCTGGCATCCCTGCTCACCTGTACGCACGCGCAGCCGCACTGCCAGAGAATCGGCACGCGAGGGAGGCGCTAGAACGTCTTGCAGGCGGTGCTAGCCCAGTACCCTCACCAGAGCCCTCCAGTGCTCCCCAGCGTGGCACAGAGCACGTCAGGAAGCCACGTGCGCAGGTTGTGGAGCGAGACGGCCCGACGGCGCAGAAGCGAGTGCGTCGGGGGCAGCCTAACAGCCTTGAACTGCGGTTCGCGTCGGAAGTGCTCGACCCGTTGGTTTACCGTGGCGAGTTGGTGAGATACGAGTTCGAGGGCCTGTCGTTCCACGTCCACGCGGCCCACTCCAGATGTACCCCTGACTACATCGGATGGGACAGGGACGGCAAGCCCTACCCGTTCGAGGTTAAGGGCAGGATCGTGCACGCCGCCAGCGTGCTTCGGATGAAGCTACACGCAGCCGCCCGTCCGTGGCTTAGGTGGCGGATTTACGCTCGGAAGGACGGGGCGTGGCGTGTAACGTTCGATAACGGTGATTGACGCCCCTTGCGCGCGCCACGGCGGCGTTGTATACTGTCTCCTGTGGAGGTTGAGACGGTCCTCGAATGAGGTTTTGACGATGCGGGGCAAGATCAAGTGGACGGCGGACTGGCGTGGAGATGGCGCGAACGGCGTCGATAGGCAAGGCGGCGCCTACACGATCCGCGTCTACAGGGATTCACTGCATCGGAGGGCTTTTCAGGCGACGGAGCCGGACGGGAACATAAAGAGCGACCTGCGCTCGCTCGCTGAAGCCAAGGGCTACTGCGAACGCGGAGCGCCTTCGTGAACCTCTCAGACCGCGTCCGTGCCAACGTCCTAGACTTCATGGAGGGCAAGGGGTGGACATACGCCGACCTTGGGCGAGAGTTCGATCCCCCGTTGGACCGTCGCTACGTCCGGCACATGCTGGCCGACAAGGGGCCGCACCGCAAGGGATTCTCCGCGTCTCGCATTGACGACTTCGCAGCAGCGTTCCGCGTCGATGTGTCAGAGTTGTGCAAGGTGCCTATCGAACTACTGAGGGAGCCGAAACAGTGAGCCAATCCGCCAAAACTGCGGTGCTGCGCCTCGTTCCATCCGCGCACGCCGTATCATACCGGAGCCCGCAGGGGAAACAGACACACGTCATCGTATGGAGATCAGTTGCTTCCGGAGAGAGACTGGGCGTCGGTAAAACAGCGGCCGAAGCATGGAGGGCCGCCAGAACCAAACTCCGAGCGCCTGACGCTCTCCACTCTTACTGCGGTACTGACGATGACGACGATCATGCTTGAAGCAGACTACCTCCGCGAAGAGATCGAACGGCTAGAGCAACTGCTGATCGTCGCACGGGCTGGGTTGCGCGAGGCCAGCGAGGGCGTGCTACATGGAAACACGTCTGGGGCGGTGGCGATAATGCGGAAGGCGCTCCGCCGCAGCGATCCCAGCAACGAGGGAGAGTGAGATGCTAGCGTGCGGGCAACGCTTCCTGACGGGCACCTGCGTCCGCGAGGCTGGGCACGAACCGCCGCACCGTGACGCGTCAGGATGCGAGTGGAGAGGCGTTTCGTCTGCGGACCTGCTGGGGAGCGAAGTAGCAAGGCGGGGAGTCAAGGCTACCGATGCTGAAGTCCTGCCGGTGAAAGGAGTGGTGAGGTGACCGACGACCGCGAACCATTCCTGCTCTACACGCCAGACGGACCGCGCAGGGTAGACGTATCCGGACGGCTCTCCAGTGCGGCGAGCCGGCTACGGTTGACGCGAGAGGACTACTTGCGGGCGGAGTCGCGAGGGTTCGAGCCAATGACGAAGCGCCGCACAGTGGAGCAGGTTCGCGAGCGCGTGACGAATGCGTGGCAGTCCGCGTGCGATACCATTGAAGGGATCTTCGAGGAACTGTACGCAGAGACGAAGGAGCGCCACACCCTATCGGAGCGTATCAGGTGGATAGCAGAGTCGGGGAACACTGCGGACGGCGTACTTGTGCGCGGCTACGTGGTGGAGGAGATACGCAGGCTGGGAAAGCGAGTCGAGGCAGCAGCGGCGAAGCGAGACAGGCGGCCACCACTTTACCGGGAGACGGACGGATGAGCAACGCTGTGCAAGATTTCGAGGCCCGAACGCGGGACCTAATCCGCTCGATCCGCAACCGTCTATCGGCCGTCGCGTGCGAGTATCCGCGCAACCCGTGCCACAGCGCAAAGGACATCGAGACGGAGTGCGATACCTGTCTCGCCGTCACGGGGGCGCGCCTCTCGCTGGATGCACTTGAGCGGCACTTGGACGGAGGGACCCTGTCACACGTGCTGATGCTCGACGCGACCTACGGTGCACCATGAGCGAGGAATGGACGTCGGAACGAATCGCTGAACTGCGGCGCATCACCGAGAGAACGTCTGCCATCAGCGGCGGGCGCGGCGACGATGCTGCGTTTGACGATGCCATCAACGAGCGCACCGTGCTCTCTCTACTGGACGAACTAGAGAGAGAGCGGGGATTGCGCCGGGACGCGGAGGCTCGCGCGGTGCGTCTGAACGGGATGCTAGACGAAGCGTACCAACTGCCGACCATCGCCTACCTGATGGGGAGGGAGGACAGCCGATGAAAGCAGCAGACTTCATCGTTCAGGTATTCGATGCGCTGGCGTGCACATACCTGACTCGCGCAGAGATCGGCACCAAGTAGGGGCCAGATCCCAACGTGCTGCGCGTGACCTTGGAGGACGGAGACACGATGATCCTCCGCGTCATCCGAGAGGCTGGCAACCCGTGCCGCTGTGGCTACGCGCCAGACGAGTGCACGTGCGACGAACTGGCGGCGCGCCGGAAAGCTGATCTCGATGCAGCGTTCGCAGAGGCGTCCGCACACTGGGGAGAGAGCCGTATCCTGCGCGTCAAGACTCCGCCTTGCGCTGCTGCTATCGATCTGGAAACCGAGGAAGTGAGGCTGTTTTGAGCGACCTGTCCTGCACGTTCAGTCGCGCGTCGATGGCTAAGGCGCTGGACAGGCTGGCGGCACTACTCCCCGCCCGCACCACGCTCCCGGCCCTATCTTGCGTGCGCGTGTCCCACGTCGATGGCGGCATGGCTCTGCGACTGGAGGCGACCGACCTTTCGCGCCACGGGGATACGTCTGTTGCACTGGCGGAGCAGTGCGAACCGTTCGCGGCTTTCTGCCTACCGCTGAAGAGGCTCCTGTCCGTTGCCAAAGAGTACCCTGGTGTGCTGGCGACGCTGAAAGGCGACAAGGATTCGGCGGTGTTCTCTGCTGGCGGATCGCGAATCAAACTCCCCTCAATGCCGGGGACAGAGTTTCCATTGATGGACTTCGCTGGCGTGGAGTGGACGCCCGCAGGGGAGGGGGGCGCGGGTTCGCTACGAGCGGCGCTGTCGCTTGTTAGCCATGCCATTGGCACCGAGATCGCCAAGCCGGCGATGATAGGAGTGTCGCTAGGGAACAACGGGAAAGGCATGCTCGCCGTTGCGCTGGACGGGCCACGGCTGGCGAAGGAGTTCGTTTCGGGATGGGAGGCCACGGCAGGGCCCGCGACGATTCCGACTGAGGGAGTGCGGGCCCTGCTCAACTTCTTCCCGGTCGATACGCGGCTGTCCTTGCAGGCATCGGAGGGCCGCATGCGCTTCAGCGACGAGGACGGAGGAACGCTCACCGTTTCAACGCTGGACAGTCCGTACCCGAACTACGAACAGGTGATCCCGCGCGACTGTGATATCGTTGCGCGAGTGAGCCGCGAGGCGTTGCTCTCCGCCCTGCGCAGAGTGCGGCTGGCATTCGGTGGGGACGACACGCTCAAACGGGCCGCCTTCACTTTCGGCGTGGAAGGAATCCTGATTCATGCAGAGACGACCGAAGGGGTGGCGGACGACGCCGTTCCCGCAGACGTGGATGGTCGCGAGATCCGCATCGGATTCAGCACAACCTACATGGCCGAACTCCTTTCCAGCCTATCCGCCGAAACCGTCACGGTGGAGTTGAAACAGCCTGAACGTGCGACCGTCTGGCGCGAGGAAGGATCGGCAGGACTCCGCCTGCTGATGCCACTTCGCCTACTCTACTGAAAGGCGCCGAACCATGCGCTGCGAACACACCACCAACGTAACCGTCGCTCCGCGCGGATACGGAAGCAGAACCACCAACCGTTCGGTCCGCTGCAGGCGCAAGGCTCGCGTACTGGCGGAGATTCCCTACGGGGAGAATACCGTGGACTACCGGTACTGCCACGAGGACGCGAGGAAGCGCTCTGCCGACGTGCGGTACAGCCGTGGAAAGGTCGTCTCCATCACCGCTCTGCCCGAAGATCCGAACGAGTACGTTGCGCCGCGTGACGCGCACGGCAAGTTCTGCCGCAGGGGTGCAGGATGAGCGACCCATCCACGGCGGTGCAACTTGAACAGCGCTTCCGCGAGCAACTGGCCGCCATCGCATACAACCTCTGCCAGTGCGTCCCGCCGTGCGCATCTATCGACCCTGACGACCACGGCTCTTTCTGCGCTTTTCACGTTGCATCTACAGCGGTAGACGGTAGGGCTGTACTAGCGACGCCTCCGCTGAATCTAGTCCGCGTGCCGTGTGAGTTTTGCGCCGAAGGTCTCCACGTGCCGTCTGGCGTGGAAGGTGTCGGAATGCTGGTTAGGGGCGGATGGGAAGCGGTGGCGGACCACGCGTGGTGCTGCCCTGCATGTGCTGAGTCTCGTGAACGTGCTACCCTAGGAGACGTCTGATGCCGCGCATAGACCTGAGCCTGGCGCGCTTCGCTGCGGAGCCAGTGAGGCGCGACAGGTGGACCGCCATAGACGAACTGTGCGAGCGCTCAACACCGGAGATGCGTGCGTGGGAAGCCGAGCATGCGCCGATGGACGACGGCTCGTTCTGCTTCTCCGGAGACTACGCGGCAATTGGCGACCACCTCTCGGCGCACCCCTGGATACGTTCGGTCACGGACATTGGCTGCTGCTGGGGAGTGCAGAGGATCTACCTGCCGCAGGACGTGGAGTACATCGGAGTGGACGCGTCCGCGCCCATGGGATTCAACCCACACCTTCCCGACAGGTGGGACCACCCGGTGCGCATCCCGTTTTTCCGAGAGGGCGAAGGCAGGTACTTCGTCGCGCGCTTCCCTGACTGCATTACTCCAGAGATGCGCGGAGACGCGTTCATCTCTAACATGGCGGTTGGCTACGGACCTCGCGCTACGCTGGATGAGGAAGTGGCTGGATTCGTCGCCTTCCCCTGCGGGTATTTCCGTGGCCCGAAGGATCTCGCCGCTATGCTGAGCGAAGCGTTCCCGCACCGTGAAATCGTCAGGGAGTCGCTTTCGTGGGTCTCTGAGCCCATGTATTTCTTCTCAGCCACGGGAGACACCGAATGAGCGCCCCGAAATGGTACGAGGTGATGTCGCCAGAGTATATCACTGGTGGATGGGCAGGTGGACTTGAGCCGCCAGAGTACGGACGTGACTGGCTCCCTGTTCAGGCAACGAGCAAGCGACGTGCGAAGGTGCTTGCTGTGCGCGCGTGGCGCCGACGTGGGCATGGCTACGTGACCGACGATTGCGGAGTCAACCCGTTCGCGGACCTGACCGTCAACCGCATCGGTCCGTGTTCGCACGGGGTGCTAATCTGCCTTCCGTGTGCTCAATGCGAGGCGGAGTGGACAGCCGAGGAGGAGTTGTCCAATGTCTGACTCTACCCGCGTGTGGAGCAGAGACGATGGCTGAATGGTTCCGCATTGTAGACGGACGGTACGCTGCTCCGCTTGACGAGTTAGACCGACCAATGGGCGAGGGGCAGACATACGTAACCCTCTATCGGTATCGGGTGCTCAAAGAGACTCCGTGCGGTGCATGGCTTGAAGATGGATGCTGCATCAACGGGCGGCGGTTCGTGCTGCGCGACGCTCGGAAGCGGTACGCATGCCCTACATTGGACGAAGCCGTGGCGTCGTTCCGCGCTCGAAAGAAACAGCAGCTTCGCATCCTTACGAACCGTGTCCGCCGCGTGCATGAAGCATTGGGGCTGCTGCCTTCCATCACTCGTACAGCAGAGGGAGCGTAAGCCGCCATGACCATGCTACAGCAGATGACGGAGCGCCTCGACAGACTGGTTGAGATGGCGGAAGAGGATCGCCAGTTCGCGAACCCCGACACGCCGGAGCGCACGCGAGCGCTGGAGTTTCTGGAGGGGCTGAATTTCGTTCTGGACGGCGTGCTTGAACTGCGCCGTCGTGACGACCAAGCCAGACGCGCAGCCCGCATGGGGACGCTGATCGCAGACGGCCGGCGCATCTTGGACCGCTGAAAGGAGCATTCGTGATGCGTGCTCACCTGAAGTATGCTCACTACGTTGCGCGGCACAAGTGGTTCGTGCTTGTCGCGGGTCGCAAGACAGGCGCTCCGCTCTGGCGTCTGCTGATCCACGATGTGAGTAAGTTCCTGCCGTGCGAGTGGTTCCCGTACGTGGCTTACTTTTACGGGCGCCCTCCGATTACAGGGGAGGAGAGTCGTCGCCGCGCCGAAGACTTCGACCGCGCGTGGCTACACCACCAGCACGCCAACCCGCACCACTGGCAACATTGGGTCCTTCGTCAGGATGACGGAGAGGTGAAGGTTTTACCGATGCCTGAAAATTTCGTTCGCGAGATGGTGGCCGATTGGGCCGGAGCAGGAAGAGCGATAGCGGGCAAATGGGAAGTTGCGGAGTGGTATTGGACTAATTTCGAGCGAGTGCGATTGCATCCCGCAACCCGTGCTCAGGTGGAGCGACTGTTGCGCATCGACTTCGCCTCCTGATGCCGATTCGCTTACTGGCCTTCGGCGGTAGAGACTACAGGGAGAGGTAGTGAGTTGAGCACTCAAGACCCAGGCAGGACAACGGCGTTCGTCGCCCATGAGACGGGCTGGGACGTGGACGCGATGATGCGGGAACTGGAGGAGGCCCCCAAGAAGTATTGGGAGATCCGCCAGAAAATAGGGCCGTTGCTGGCCGAGAAGCGCGCCATTGATGATCGCTACGCCTCGCGCGGCCGGTCTCCTTCCATGTGGGACGTGGAGCGTAGCCTAGTGCTTTCGGAGATAACAGAGGAAGTGCGGGACGCATACAACGCGAATCCCGCCTTTAAGACGGACGCGAAGGGCAACAAGATCAAGATCGAACTGACGGACGGCAGGGCGGCCGACATGGCCCACGCAGCGTTGCGCTACCGAACGTTTATCAAAGACTCCAAGATTGAGCGCCAGCGGGCGAATGATCTCAAGAAGGAGCTGGGAACGTTTTTCGACAAGCTGGAAGCGTGGAAGCTTCGGCGTGAATTCCTCAAGATCAAGCTGGATCAGATCAAAGCTGAGACCTACCTGCTCTCCAGTCAGATGAAGCTCTGATGCCCAATCCTGACGCATGGAAACGCTCTCTAAAGCACGACGGCGGCTATCGGGTCCTCGTCTACGGGGGCCGCGACTTCACCGACGAGGAGGTCGTGTATCGCGCCCTAGACAAGGTGCATCGAGCGCGCGGCGTCCTCTGCGTGATTACCGGCATGGCGAGAGGAGCCGATTCGCTCGCATGGGAGTGGGCGAAGGCCAACCGCATCCCGACAGCCGAGTATCCCATCTCTCGCGGAGATTGGCAGACCTACGGGAAGGGCGCTGGCCCGATCCGAAATCAGCGCATGCTTGACCAGGGGCTTCCAGACGTAGCCATTGAGTTCCCGGGAGGGTCAGGGACGCGGGACATGAGGCGCCGGTTGGACGAGAAGGGCGTGCCTGTTTACGAACCTTGCGCGCGCTCGGTTGAGTCGCCATAGTACTTAGTCCGCTCGCCGGACCGCTGTTGGCCCAGCGTCAAAACCAGAGACCCGCAGGTCCCAAGGGGCCGGGTGGGAGTTGTGACGGGGTGCGCTTCTCTGGGCGCGGCCAACCCTGTCCTTCTCTCCCCGGCCTCTTCCTATTCCACGAGGTTTGTCATGCAGCGCGACACGCCCGCCGTACCGCTGGACTTCGCCACCGCTCGCGAGCCCGCCAGCGAAGCCGCCCAAACCGTTCTGGCCCACGCGCGGGAGAAGCGCGCCGGGAGAGAGGACGTGGTGGGCATCAAGGGACTGCTGATCGGCAAGTCCGACACCTACGAAGTCTCCCCGTTCGACATCCACGTGAAGCCGGGGTGGAACACCCGCGATTTCAGCACTCCCGAGAATCGAGAGCACGTCGAAGCCCTCGCCGGTTCCATCGCCGTCCGTGGCGTGGAACAACCGCTGATCGTTTACACCGAAGGCGGTACGCTCTACCTGTCGGACGGCGAATGCCGCCTGCGCGCAACGCTCCACGCCATCAACGTGCTGGGCAAGGAGATCCTGTCCGTGCCCGTGCGGATGGAGCCACGCGGGTCGAACGACGCGGACCGCATCGCCGGCCAGTTGGTGCGCAACTCCGGCAAGCAGCTCTCCCCGATGGAAAAGGCGGAAGTCGTCCGCCGTCTGCTGGCGTACAAGTGGGACGTGGAGAAAATCGCGGGACACGTCGGCCTAACGCCCGGTCGGGTCAAGCAGCTCCTTGAAGTCCTGGAGTTGCCGGAGGAGATGCGACAGCACGTCGCCCACGGCGCAGTCTCCGCGTCCGAAGCGGTCAAGGTCACGCGAGAGCACGGGCACGCCGCTCCGGCCATCGTGGAGGCCGCTGTAGCCGCGTCTACCGCCAACGGGGGCAAGAGGGCAGGGAAGGCCACGCGCGCGACGCTGCGGGCCGTAGGGAGCGCACGGGACGACATCCCCAAGCCTCTCTCCCTGCCGGGGTTGCTGTCGATCCTGAAGGCATCTGCGGACGAGGCGATTGAGCAGACCAACGGAGACGTGGAGATCCGGCTTTCTGGCGAGGACTGGGCGCGCATCTCGGCCGCGTTCTAAGCCTGCACTCCGTTGCCGAGAGACGACCGCCCCGGATTCATGGCGCTTCCGCGCGCTATTTTCGCCTCTGCAGCGTGGAAGGAGAAGCGCGAGTTCAGCACGTTCGAGGCGCTGGTTGACCTTGCCGGGCTCGCGTCCTTCTCCGCGCGCGATTACGACTACAAGGGTACGCTCGTGGCTTTAGAGGCGAGAGAGACGCCGCCTCTACCCGTGCGTTTCCTGATGCAGCGCTGGGGGTGGAAGTCTACGTCTACGGTGTCCCGGTTTGTATCTGAGTTGGTTGCGGACGGAAGGCTTGTCCAGAACAGCAAACGGAACACCGGAACGAACGGTCTCCCGAACACGTATTTCGTTGGTGTTGCGATACTTGCGTGTTTGAGCGGAACGCCAAACGAAACGTCCATTCGAACACCGATTGGAACACAACAGAAGAAGGTTGAAGAAGAAGGTACTCCCCCTACGGGGGAGTCCAGAGGGGGGCCTTCGGCAAACGGGACAGCGAAACGCAAACGCGCCGTGCCGATACCTCTACCCGACGACTGGAAGCCTAGCCCTCAGCAGCGGCAGGCTTGCGAAGATTCAGGGATCGACATCGACGCCGTGGCCGACGATTTCCGGTTCTACTGGCGAGAGACGAAGGGCACGAAAGCCAACTGGGATTTAACATTCACCAAGCGCATCTCCGCCGTGCGCTCAACCGGAAAGTTCAGGATGAACGGGAACGGTCGTAAGCCCACGGTAACCAGCATGACCTCGACCCCTGACGACGCTGTTGCTGCTGCCATCGTGGCGAGGATGACCGGATGAGCGCCGCAACACTGGACCGTAGCTCCGGGCGCGTGGCACTGCAAGCCCCGGAGATTGAGCGAGCGCTGCTCTCCCGGCTGCTGAACGCCGCGGATACCGACCTGCAAACGGAGGTGATGGAGGTTCTGGAGAGCCGGGACTTCGGGGATGATCGACACGCGGTGATCTACACCGCCGCGATGGACCTTCGCTCGATGGGAGCTCCCGTGGAATTCGAATCGGTGATGGAGCACCTGAAGCGAGACGGAGCGCTCAAATTGGCCGGCGGAGTTCCGTACATGGCGGACCTGCTGGACGCCACGCCGACGCTCAACCCGAGTTATCACACGGGGCTGATACAGGGCTACTCGCTCCGTCGAAAACTCCGCGAAGCGCTGATGAAGGGCGTGCTCCTCACTGAGACGTTGGACAGGGAACTAGACGAGGTGGCGCACGAAGTGGAGCGCATGGTATCCCTGGCGGGCGAGCGGAAAGGCGAGGCAGACAGCCTTCGCGAGATGGGCTCGTATCTCGCCGCGTTCGTGGATGCGATGGAGAAAACCGAGCACGGTATCACGTGGGGGATCGTGGACCTTGACGAGATTACCCGCGGCCTGCGGAGACAGCGGCTCTACACCATCATGGCGCGTCCGTCGATGGGCAAGAGCAGCATGGTTCAGGGCGTGGCGCTGAACGCCGCGATTCACCACGGGAAGCGGGTGGCGTTCTTCAGTGTGGAGAATGGCGAGGAAGAGTGGATGGAGGCCGCTTTCGCATGGGCCGGCGGATTCGACATGCACACCTTCCGGTTGATCCTGTCGTCCGCACGTCCTGACTTGGCGCATGGCGCGGTTGAATTCGCCAAGGCCATGGAAGCCCTGCAGGACGCCCGCTCGCGTCTCTACCTCGATACCAGCAGCCGCACCGTGGCGCAGATGATCCGTAGGGCACGGCGCCTGAAGCGGAGCGGCGGGCTGGACCTAATCGTCACGGACCACATGCACGAAATGGACGGCCCCGGGGAGAACGAGGAACGGAAGGTTGCCAAGATAGCTCGCGACCACAAAGCCATGGCGAAGGAGTTGGACGTGCCCGTGCTCTCCGCCGCCCAGCTCAACCGCAAGTGCGAGGACCGCGCCGACAAGCGTCCCATGCCGAGCGACGGCCGTGCGTCCGGCGGAATCGAGGAGGCGTCGGACACCATCGGCCTGCTCTACCGCCCCGAATTCTACTTCGGGCCCATGATGACCACCGGCTCTGGCAAAAACCAACAGAAAACCAATGTCCACGGGTACGCAGAATGGATCATCGGGAAGAATCGCGGGGGACCCCGCCAGTTCAGGGACAAGGACCACGTGAAGATGTTCTTCCGCGCGGAAGCCGTCCGCTTCGAATCGTACGCAGCTTGGAGGAACGAATGACCGAAGCCGAACTAGCCGAGAAGTGGAAACAGGTCCGCGAGCGCGTCCAACGCGAGAAAGCATCCGTCACCGTGGACGAATCTACCTCACCTTCTATCCGTAACCTAGCACGGATAGTTGTAGGGAACCTACTGAGAGAATGAGCCGTGCCATTGACAGCATGCCATGCGCACGTTAGGTTACGATGCAGAGAGACGGAGACGGGGCCAAACCGAACGGGAGATTCCGACTATGACACGTACTGGCTGCATTCCGTTCGACGGCCGGTGGGAGATTCTACCGGACCCCCGCCACGATCACACCTAAAAAGGAAACCTTCCAATGAGCAATCGCCAGATGGAGCGCGAGGAAGAGGAGTTGGAGCGCCAACTAGCGGCAGGGGAGATCACGCAGGCCGAGTTTCGGCGGGAGATCAACGAACTGCATCGTGACTACCGGGCGGCGGCGCACGAGGCCGCAGCGCGCGCGTACGAAAACGAGATGGAGCGCTGGTGATGGCCTACCTTGTGGAGTTGCGGCATCCGAAGGGCGCGGTCTGGCTTTCGGACTGCTGGCCCAAGACGCGGAAGAAGGCCGATGCCCGCGCCCGAGAGATTGAGCGCGGCGGTTGGTTTGTCCGAATCACCCGCACGGCTCCTGAACCGTCAGTGGACCACACGACCGGCAACCTGCGCGAGCGTGGCGACGATGTGGTGGTCTACGTCTCGCCCGGGAACGAGGAGGGCGAACGATGAACACAGCGACGCCAAAGTTGCGCTACCCCCACGAATACAGCCTTCTTGACCTCTGCGGACGCATCCACGGGAGCGTATCGGGAAGCGGAGACGGCATCCCGACAGAGGAGGCGAGGCGGATTCACGATTGGCTAGACTGGCGCGTCGGCGCTGGTTGGGAGGACCCGCGCCCCAAGTATCGCCGGTTCGACTGCGCCGTTCGCGAACTGTGCATCGCCGCCCTGCTGGAACTTTCCGGTGAACTCAGACACTCAAAATGACCGCCACCGAATTCGCCGCATGGATGGATAGTCGCGGTCTTATCGACGCCAGCGCCGCGCCTCTTCTCGCCGCCCATCCCTCCGAGGTCACCCGCTGGCGAAACGGCACTCGCCCTGTCCCACGCCGCATCGTTCGCATCATCGAACTGCTGCCAGGGAACCTACCGGAGAAGGATTGAAGAGCATGGGAGAGCGGAAGCGGCCGAAGTTTCCCGCGAGATTCTTCCCGACGCGTGCAGGCGGACGGATCGTGGAGTCATGGAGAGAACTTCAGCGGCAGGCGAACGACGTGGGCACTGGATGGCTTGAGGACGCCGAGGGGCAGGGCTGGACCGTCAACGCCACCTACACAACCGAGCGCACGAAACGGAGGGGATCTTGAGCGACGACGTAGGTTGGTGCGACACAGACGAGGGAGGAGAGGACATCGTAACTCCGATGCCCACGCACTGCACGCTGTGGGGCTGCACGAGGACGTACGACCACCGCACGCTGCCGCGCGCTCCTCTCGTCAGGAACCAACGCGGCTTCATGGAGTGCACCCGCTGTCACACTAGCTACGGGAGGGGATGATGCGAAACGAGCACGCAGAATTGCTAGGGTTAATCGCGCTGAACCAACGACAAGCCTTAGACTTTTCAGGAACCGACCAGGAGGACGCCGAGAAGGCAGAGCGAGAAATCGCAGCTATGCTTGCCGGAGCGGATGCACTGGATGCATTAGTCAAGATCGCAGATGTGGATCTACGTCGAGCCTCAGCAGGCTACATCCAGCAGATTGCGGCAAGGGCCCTAGAAGGCACTAGGACGCACGCGGACACGGCGAAGCCATCGGACTACCCGGAAGCCAGCGAAACGCCATGACGCCTACGTGAGCGCGCTGCAGACCTATCCTGGCAGGTTTGCGGCGCAACTGGTGGAGCGGATTGGATCACCTCCCTTCGGTGAAGATGCGAGCGGCGGCCAACTGCTCTATCAGGGAGGGGCGCTCCGGTACGCGATCCAAGTCGGCGGGCCGGTAAGTCTGCACGAGATCCCCAAAACGCTCTGGCCTTCGCGTAAGTCGGTGCTGAAGCGAGGTCCAGTAGCGCGGCCTTGGTGGCTTCGTCCCACAAAGCGTCACGGCGTCTTGTAGCGGGGCGGGAGCGTAATGCACGTAACCGGTCGAAGGTTCGGTGATTCTTAGCAGGCGCCTCATCTCTCCTCCACAGCAATGCGACGAATCATCGCCACTAGTTCAGTCTCGAATGCGTCGCCAGCACGTGCGAGACGTCGTTCTGCGCGGTTCATGATGACCGGCAAGGGTTCGTCCGTATAGGCGAATGCGCCCAAGGTCTGTACGTGCTCTGCCGCCGCTAGCCCGTTGCTCGCCTGCGTGAATTCGTGGAGTGCGTCAGCTAGTGTGCTCATTGGCTCTCTCCTGGAGCAGGGGTCGATAGAACTGCGTTGTAGGCATCGTCGCGTGTGTACGTCGCTGCTTCGGGACAATCGCCGCACAGGTCCAGGGCCATGATCTCGTCGCAGCAGATTAACCTCTGGTCCCGTGCGTGCTCCTTGAACATCACTTCCATGGCGGCCAGAACGTCCCGGCTAGACTCCCTCTCATGCGCGAACACGTACGCAATCGCTTGCTCCGCTCGTTCTCTCGCGCTCTTCATCCTTCCTCCTCCGAAGCAGGTGACCCGCGAATCATCTCGAAAGCCGAAGATGTAGTACTCGTAACCACTGCTCACGTTGACACCCCCGATGATGTGACGGAGCGACAGCCACGGTCTATCGAAGTACGCGGACAGGTAGATCTCCCACCACGCGGGAGAGCCGTTCCGTGCCCACGGATGATCCGACGTCGCCCACCCCGAAGAGCGCTGCGCCTTGTCGTAGTCCCACTGCCACAGGCGGTCGCTGTACTCGTAGGTAAGCCCCTTCGACGTGGCGCCGAACAACGTGTGCTCTCGCCCTCTGGCGAAGCGTTCGTCGCTGTAATGGGGACGATGGATCGGCGTGTTCCGGTTCGCCACTGACGGCCCGCTCTCGCGCATCTCCCGGTACGGCATCTGCCCACGCCACCACCTGTCTCCCATCCGCTCGCCCTGCGGTTCACTCCACCCGTCGTTAGTCCACGGCATCTGCTCTATCCCCCCCCGCTCTTGAGTGTGAGACTCCACCAGCGGATGGGCTGCCAGAATATCACGCGCCATGACGATGAAACGGTAAGCGGTTTCTGCGCTCATCCCTGCCCAGTTCGGTTCCCTCGCATCGAGCGGAGTGGTAGCGATGTGCGACCGCAGCGGGGGTGCCACGCGCAGCCTCAATCGCCGCATCGAGGCCATTGCGGACGGCGTATGCGCTCTCCAGATCCAGCGTGCCCTTCGAAGCGGTCAGGAGGGCCGTAGCGGCCTCGCACGCCCGAAGCAGGTCCCACGATGCCGCGAGCAACGATCCTTCCATCCGCGCACGCTCTTCCGCGAACGTCCATCCGTCGCGTACCGTGTCGAAGTCGTCCACCCGCAGATCGTTCCAGCGCACCGGCACGCGCCCGACAGCGGTCCCGTCTGCCGCGACGATGTCACCGTTGGGAGAGAGCGCGTACGGCCCTTCTGCTACCTTTGGCGTACTCACGATACTCCCTCTCGTCCGTGGTTCGTCAGGATCTCGTTCAGCCCGCATTCGCACTCCGGTTCCACATCTCCCCAAAGTTCTGGGGAGTCCCAATGCAGGGGGCACCCTTCGTGATGCTACTGAGGGGGAAGGGAAGCCACACGCTCGCCAATCCAGCGGCGGGCCTCGTCTAGCGACGAAACGGCATGCGAGGTGTTGAGCAGCATCGGACGGCGGTCGTCGTATTCGGTGATCTCAAAACGGTTCGGCCGATCCTCCGCCACGCCCCACCACACGGGGCCCTTGTTCGGCTGGTAGTTCCAGTACCCCGGCAGGCCCGGCCGCAGTTCGATTGGTTCGGTGTCCATCATTCCTCTCCGTTCAGTCGTTGATCGAAGCGCCGGACCATCCGGCCAGTTCCGCCTTCGCGCTGGCCTCTGCACGGGCGTACCGCTTCGCCGCTTTCTCCGCCGCGACCTTCGACCGCATCCCATCCGAAGACTGCATCCACTTGCCCCCGCCGACGTATCCGAACACGTAGTGCAGCCCGTCGCGGGTGATGACCTTGTAGGTTGAGCGGCGCATCGTTCAGTCTCCGCGCTGAGGTAGCCGATAGGCGGCGTCACGCCATGCTTTCGTCGCGTGCGTGCTGTAGCCGAGCACTGAGGCGCCCTGTCCCATGCTGGATACGATCTTCCAGTGCTGGCGGCCGACGTGCCACGCCCATGCGTCAGGATACCGCTCCTTCACTCGCGCTTCGCTGGTCATCGTTCGTTCTCCATCTTCAGGGTTCAGGACACTTCAGGACTCGTCTCTGCCGACGCACTTCCCAAGAGCGTAGCCGCGCCTGTATGCGAGGAAGAGCGCGTTCGTATCGCCGCTCTGGTATACGTTTCCACGCGCCCAAATCCCCTTGGGCTCCCTGTCCAAGCGGTGCCCCCGAAACTCCCGCTCGAAAGCGTCCATCAGGTCGTAGTGCTCCTGCGTCTTCAGCATCTCACGGGCTCCGTTCAGGGCTAAACGACTTCCACGTTCAAGCACTCTGGAGGCTTTCACACCTCCAGAAGTGGGAGGGTGTCAGTCTCCCGAAAGGTAGAAGTAAAGTTCCGTCGGGTTGTCGCAGGCGATGCCGAACCGCTCCACCAGCGCTGCAACGGCGTCGGGACCGTACGCGTCCCGCCATTCCGGAACGGCCTGCCGAAGGTTGCGGACCAAGTAGGCCACCTTGAACTGGTCTACGTGCGTGGAGTGCATCTGTGCGATTCGGACCGCGGCGACTTCGATCAACTGGTTGGTCGCGTTGGTCACGGTCGTAAGGTGCGTCATCGAGTGGAGGAGAAGGGTTTCAGGAAGCGAGCTCGGCGCGGATCTCGGCTTCGGCTTGCTTGCACGCGGCGGGGATTCCGTATACCCACTTCCACTCGCGGCGTCCGCCGAACTCGCTCTTCAGTTGCTCCACGCTTGTCCGGACGTGGGCGCCCATGGCGATGCCGTTTACGCGGAAGGTCACGCCCCGCGCGGTGGTGATCTCTCGGCTGGTGTTGCGCATCGGTCCGGCTCCGGTCAGGGGGTGTCTCGTGCTGCTGAATGTATGATAGCCGTTAGGCGTGCGCATGTCAAGGGCCTTGTGCGAAGCAGGCCGACAGCGTATACTAGGCGTGTGAACCGGCGACCAAAAGGAGCCAGATTGCCGAAGCGTAACGAGAGTGAGCGACTGGTGGCAGACGCCTTCCACGTGGTCGTAAGAGATGAGATCGACCGGCGCAGGGGCAAGCCCGACCGGCTCTCCGGCCGCAAGGTGTCGCAAGCGATCTCGCCCAACAATCCCAACCTCGTGGCGGACGCGTCGGCGCGGCGTAAGCTCCCGTCTCTGGCTGCGATCTTGGACTACGCGCGAGCGCTCGGTATCGGTGGGCACGAACTGGTTTACCGGGTAGAGAAGAGGCTACAGGGATGAACGAGCGGAAAGTGGCGTTCGTCAACGAACTAGGGAACCGCATCGTCATCTCGAAGGCAACCGACGTCCGCGACCGCGACGCCTTGTGCACTGCCTGCCGCTGGCGCTACGCCCACTCCCCGGATTGCGAGCGAGCGGACGAAACGTGGCCGATGGTACCCATTGAGGACGGTCGGGTGCTCATCAGCATCGAGGGACCCACGTCGATCAGTGAGAACTATCTGGCGCCGATGGAGGTGGGGAAGTTAACCACGCTGTTGGTGGATGCCGCATCCGAAGGTCCTAGTTCTCGCGCCTCACGTCGGCGGGATAGGGAGATGAAGGAGTGAGCGAGAGAACGGATGCGGCGCTGACATGCCTGCGCGGTATCGTTGCCCTTGGCTACGGCACCATCGACAGTTACGAGGACCCGTGCTGCTTCTACTGTTGCGCGGAGGCTCGTGGGCGCGCCACTAAGCATCGGGAAAACTGCCTCTTTGTCCGCGCTCGGCGCATCGCTCGGACGAATGGAGGCCCCAATGTCTGAATCCCTGCTACAGATCGCTACACGAATCGCCTGCGTAGCCCACGCGGGACAGGTGGACAAGCAGGGAGAGCCCTACATCTTCCATGTGATGCGAGTAGCGCTGGCGGTGGACGGAGAGGAGGCGCGCACGCTAGCGCTGTTGCACGATGTGGTTGAGGACACGGGATGGTCGCTGGACGACGTGCACGGCGCCGGGATTCCGGAGGAAGTTGTTATCTCACTGAGATACCTAACTCGCACCAAGAGCGAGACGTACGCTGGGTACATTGAAGGACTGGTTGAGTACGGAGACCCCGCCGCCATCGCCGTGAAACTGGCGGACCTCGCGGACAACCTCCGGCCGGAGCGCATCTCTACCCTGCCGCCAGAGCAAGCCGCCAGCCTGTCGAAGCGCTACCACGCAGCCTACAGGCGACTCTCTGAGGTGGGCGGATGAGCGAGCAGGGACACCAATGAGCGAGTCTGCGGAGTCTTTCACGACCGAAGCGTTCAACGTCGTCTGGAATGGGCTGCACCCAGAGCGTCAGCAGGACGTGCGCGACAAGGCAAGGTGGGAGCGCATCTCGCTCGCCGCCGCGCTCAAGTGGATGGAGCCCGACCATTGGCGTGAAGTGCTGGCGGAATCAGTCCGGGAGATGGCATGACTGCATCGAGCGAACAGGCCGCAGGCGTGGAAGTGACCTTCAGGCGCGGTTGTGGGTCTGACGACGAATTCCACGGCGATCCCGAGCACGCCGAGTACCACCGCCAGCGTGGCGACCTTCTTCGTGGCTATCTACCCCATGGTTGAACTCACTCCCGAACGCCTCGCCGCACTGAAGAGCGCTGCTCTCTCGGCAACGCCGGGTGAGTGGCACGCCTGCATCGGGAGCGCAGCCAAGAGCAACTGGCTGGACCTCGCATCCCGCTCCCCTGCCCGCTCTCCAAATGGGGAGTCCTGCAAGTGCCGCATGGTGCACATGGAGGCAGGTCCACCCGTGATCTTCGCGTTGTCGGATGGAGACGAGGATTTCACGAGTGGCGAAGGCGTACCCGCTACCCAGGCACGTGCAAACGCTCGTTACGTGGCACAGGCGAGCCCTGCGGTCATGCTGGCGATGGGTGATAGGATCGCGGCGCTGGAGGGCATGGTTCAAGCGTTCACTCCAGAGATGGTGGTAAGCATGATCGAGAACTCCACCACCTACAGCGACGACCCGGACGACATTGAGCGGATTGCCGTAGCGGCCGAGATCATTCGGTCCATCATCTACGCCCGATACTCATGGTGAGTGAAACGACGTGGCAGAAGGCGTGCGACACTTGCAACACCCCCGTGGCAGATCGTTGACACAGAGCCTACTACAAGAGTAGAGTAGAGAGCATTCCTCCTAAGCCCCATTGGAGCAGATTTTTGAGCGCCAAGGCACAGCGCGACACAGAGCAGGCCCTAGCGGTAGTAGCGACGTGGGCCGAACGGGTGGGTGGCATCACTTTGCGCTTCGCCATGCGCTCCGATGGAGTGGTATTCTCATGGGAAGGTGGCAAGTGGGCAACCTCTGTCCACGAACCGGACAAGCCAGTCCCGGGCTGCGCGACAGACGTAGGCCTCACCTTTAGCTTCGCAAACTCTGCCAAGTGGTCGGTTCTCACGGGGGTAGAGGTTCTCCAGACGATTCCGCTCGCCCAGTCACGTCCGGAAGGCGAGTAGGCACACATGAGCCTAACCCCCAAACAACAGCGATTCATAGAAGAATACCTTATTGACCTGAATGCGACGCAGGCCGCGATTCGTGCTGGGTACTCGGAAGGCACGGCACAACAAATAGGTTTCGAGAACTTGACAAAACCTTTGATTGCGACCGCCGTCGCAGAGGCGCAAGCGGAAAGGTCAAAGCGGGTGCGCGTCTCCCAGGACGACGTTTTGCGCGAGCTTATGCGCATCGGGTACTCAGACGCGTGGAACTACGAGCAGGACGATCATGGTCGGCTCTCCCTCGTAGAAGGCGCTCCAAAGGATGCGACGCGCGCAGTGGCGAGCGTGAAGCACAAGACGCGGACCGTACCGACGAAGGATGGAGACCCCATCGTTGAACACACGGTGGAGTACCGTTTGTGGGATAAAAACACGGCCCTAACCAACTTGGGACGTCATCTCGGAATGTTCTTGGATCGCTCTGAACTGACGGGTCCAGACGGCGCGCCCCTGGTGACCCGCATCACTTTCGTTAAGCCGGATGCCCCAGACGGTTGATCTTGGCCTCCCCGAATACGCGGAGGAGTTGTTCATGCCGCACCGCTACAAGGTGCTGTTCGGAGGTCGGGGAGGGGCGAAAAGCTGGTCTGTCGCACGGGCGCTTTTGGCCAAGGGAGCCGAGCGCCCGTTGCGCATTCTCTGTGCTCGCGAAGTGCAGAACAGCATCAAGGACAGCGTACACCAACTACTGAAAGACCAGATCGCGGCCACCGGGTATCCGTACCGCGTGCTAGACACGGAGATACTCCATCCCAACGGTACGCGCTTCGCTTTCACTGGGCTGCGCATTGGACCCACCAAGATCAAGAGCTACGAGGGGTTTGACATTTGCTGGGTAGAGGAGGGGCAGAGTGTGTCTGCGGAATCATTCAAGATCCTACTCCCCACTATCCGCAAGGCCGGCTCTGAGATTTGGATTACCTTCAATACGGACCTCGATGACGATCCCGCCTATGACATGGCC